TGGCGGCTCCAGTGGCGGCTCCAGTGGCGGCTCCTGTGGCAGAAGAAGAGGTACAGGATCCAGCAACTGCAGAACAAGGATCACTACCATCTGAATCTGAAGATGAGGAGGAAGGAGATTTCTATGCAAATATTGCTCAAGATGCATTATCACCAGCTGTGGAAATGGCAGCAGTTCCTGCCCCTGCGCCTGTGTCTATAGCCAAGCCTGCCCCTGCGCCTGTGTCTGTAGCCAAGCCTGCCCCTGCGCCTGCCCTGGCCCCCGCTGCAGCTGCACCTGTGTCTGCAGCCAAGCCTGCACCTGTGTCTGTGACCAAGCCGGCCCCCGCATCAAAAAAACTTCAACTCAGCCAATTTCGCGCCGCCGCAGCTCCAAGAGCCATTGAACGAGTGGATGAAGAGGGTGCAGTCAAGAAAATCGTCCCCAACTACTTTCTCAAAAAACTCAAAGAAGCCGATACACGCCTATTTAACTACGTAAAACAGGCCGGTGAAAAGAGCTACGTATCTAAATGCCAGGCAACAGAAGTTCGTCAACCGGCTGTTCTCTCCCAAGAGAAATATGAAGCCATGATGGAAGAATATCAACACGACGATATTTCATTTCAAGTCTATCCTCTTCAACCAGGGGAAACAAATATAGCTGATTCTGGGCGCGAAGTATATACCGTCTTACGATACGGAACAAATCCTGGCAAACAAAATTATTATCTCTGCTCACAATATTTCTGTACATATGACGAAATTCTGGTACGTAAAAAAGATTTTATCGGTATGAAACTTCGGCGTAACAAACAATATCCAGATGGTCGCATCAGAACAACTAAATCCGCTAATACATGTCCCTTTTGCGAAGGAACGCTCATACTAGATGGAAAGGCACCAGGGCCCAACGAAACTATTATAGAGCGTATTGGTAAAAAGAGTGCAGAGGCATCTCGTCACACATGGATAGGATTTATGAATAAAACACAACATCCAGAGGGATTTTATTTACCTTGTTGCTTTTTGAAAAATGAGCCTATTTATGTTAGCAGTGCAGCATTTAATAAATATCGTGAAATGGGTGTATATGATGACGAAGAAGAGGATGAAGAAGATTCGGTCGCCCCCGCCGCACGTCTCATGCAATCCTATTATACAACTCTTAGTCGCGTGACGACAAAACAGATAGTGGATTCTCTCAAGCTCCCTTTGGAGATTGGAGAGCGTGCTGGAAAACGTGTGCGCGGAAGACACGATGACGAGAAAGATGAGGGTCCACAAGTAGGTCTATTACCCGAAATTTTGAATTCCTTCTTCAAACAAGAACAGGGGGATTTCATTGTTGGAAAAGGTCTTTTGAAATATCGTCTAAAAGAGGATGCGCGTGGATTCCTGCGTGTGGGTGTGGACAATTCCAAACGACACACGGGGGATTCGTTTCTGGCAGCGGCGGCCCCCTTTTTCATGATGAATTCAGCAGCCGAATTGAAGGCACGAATTCTGGAGGTGATGACACCACGCCTCTTCTTATCTCTCAATTATGGGAATCTTCTAATAGAATTTTATAAACCGACGATGGTTGCGCGTACCCCTGCATTACGTGAACGGATCAAGCACTGGGCTGAGGCGGAACTAGAAAAAGATATTATTCCGCAAAATGAAGAAGCCATCTATAGAGTCTACAACAGTTTTGAAAATTTCATAAATTGGTTAAAGAGTGATGAGACCACCAAAGAATACCGCCAATTTGCACTTTTGTTTGCCCAATCCAATCTCATTCAAGGCCCCGCACGTGCAGGAACGACTCTCATCATTTTGGACATTCTTAAAGACGACACTGTCAAGATCCGTTGCCCACCCTATGGGTATAATGAAGATACTATGGCAACAAATGACATTGGATTTATTATGCATCACCATTTAGGAATTTGGGAGCCGATTTTCTATATTGATATTCATGACGTTGCGAAGCGTGGTGTCAACCCTTTCATATTGAACTTTCAGAAGGGGCTGGAGTACACCTGGCCAGAATCAGTACGTGTGCGACTTCAGGAATTCAAAGATCGTTGCTCGTCGGTTGCGCGGGGTGTCTACACCAGTCAATCGGATCTAAATCCACTCTCTATCCCTTCCACTAGTCAGATTCGTGCGGTATTACGAAAAGATCCACGCATTGTATTTCAGGGTGTATTACGCGATTCGTATAATCATATTGGTGGTATGGTATACAGTGAGGCTGGAAAATCAGATGTCTTTATAATTCCCGCGGCGGATGATGGATCTGTGCAGATTGATGGCGCGGTCTTTTTGGATTGGGATGATATTGATTCCCCCCCTGCCGACGTAAGCTTTGCCTTTTATAATAACTATATCAAGAAGCGATTTCCCCTCTATAAAGGCATTGAGCCACAGCGAATTGTTCGGCGCAAAGATATAGACACCGTCACTGCCTTGCAATTGGCGAACGGCTTGTTTGTGCCAGCGGAGGCATCTGCCGATGAGGCATTTGATGTTACCAAAGATCAAATCTACGTGGATGAGATGGAGTGGGAGATTAATGCCGAGATCATCTATTCTGAAAGAAAAGAAGAGACTGAGAAAATCATAACCACCTCCAAAGAGTTTGACGAAATTTATGAACATTTGCGCATCACATTTTCCAATTGGATCAATACAGGTGATGGAGGCACGAATATTAAACGGACAATTGAGGAGATTATTTTTGATGCCGCACTACCCCTCTTTGAGAAACGACGACGTATGCAGATTCTGCTGGGCGGTAACATATTGTCATGGTTATCTGATGTGGATTACGCCGCACCCTCAAATCCCAGTTTATTGCGTGTAAATTGCACCGTGCGTTCTCAAGAGGCATGTTCGGGTCGCTGTGTGTGGCGTGGAGATGCAGATAAATGTCGTATACATGTACCTGGACGGGTCGCGGTTGGTGAAAAGGATATCGCGGCCACGAAAGTTCTTATGGAACGATTGATTGATGAATTGATTCGTTTTGCAGAGGCGCGACGACAACTCTTTGAAAAGGATTTACGTTTGCTTGGGGCATTGGACGGACCTGTGACAATGAAACGACGTGTTGTCGGACCAGGTGGACATGTGATGGATGTGCGTGATCAATATTTTATTCCGGAACTCTCCAGTGCATGGTATGAGCGTCTACGTCATGATTGGAGTAAGAAAGGGCAGGAAGTACCGATTTTCTTGGAGGAGATGTCCCAGTCGCCTGCGGCGGCGGCGCGGGCGGCGGAAGGACGTGCTTTGAAGGAGCCGGCGGTGGCTGCTGCGGCTGCAGAGGAAGAGGATAAAATGGACTTACCAGTAGATCTTGTTACCTATTTTGAAAATGATCCAAAGGTGAACCCGCTTCGTTTCGTCAAATTGGATTTTGTAGATCTTATATCTCTTTTGGGTGCAACGGCGGCGGATATACAACTGGCGCCTGATGCTGTTGAACTGAATGATGCACAAATCAAAAAACTTGTACTCATATCTGCAAAATACGTCGTACAACTGGATCTTACTAAGACACCACCCACAGTACTAGGACGGCGACCTTTTGGTGATAGGACGGGATCTATAGCGGCATTTGTCATTACTGCCGAAGGTCCTGGAGTACTCACGAAAAATGCGAAATTTCCGGAATTAATCTTCAAACAGGACTTACCGGCCAAGTTTGAAGCTGCTGTTTCCCGTCTTACATATGCTCTTTCAGTTAAACCAAAAACGGGTCCTTAAATTAGAAGAATGTCATTAAATTATACTAATCCAGGTTATCCTGATGTTACGAATGAATTGAAGAGAAAACTTGCTGGGCGAGTGGGGGCTACAATTGTACAATCTAACGAATTGGTGAAGAGAGCTGAAAATAAATATATAAAAAAACATACTCGTTCATTAAATAGACATAGACGCAAATCTATTACTAGGCGCAACGCCCCCATTAAACGACACCGCAACTCTATTACGCGGGTTGTACATAATAGAGATAAAAAGCGAAGCATCTAGAACTTGACAGTTCCAGCGCCCGCCTCCACCGCTGCCTTCCTCGCAGCAAACATATCCTCTGTCTCTTTTTCCAACCTATTCAGACGATAACGATGGTAATTCTTATTATCCGGATGCATAATTACAAGATACATTTCGCTGATTCTAAGACCATAGAACCGCTCAAGAACAAACCGATAGATATTAAGCTGCAATGTATAGTGCCAATAATTACAATCAGGCAAATGTTCTACCGGCCCAAATCCCGACTCAAATCGGTTCTCCATCTTGATCTCTTTAGAGCGTTTCCAGTCATAAATAAGATAGGAATCATCTGATTTCCGGTAAAATACCATATCCAAACTTCCGGCAAGTTTATATTCTTCTGCCCAGATTTCCCATTCGGTCCTATATGGCACAAGATCTTCTTTTGTCTCCTTCCAGAAATTTTCAAAATAGTTCCATTCTGGTGTTGCCAAGACATTGTGCGGAATTAATTCGGCATGACCATTCAAATACTGTTCTATTGCCAAATGTAGTGCCGTGCCAGCTGCTGACGCCACACGACCTGAATCACTCCATTCCTTCTGGATTTCTGCCGATGTTTTACCGAAATATTTACTCTGCGGCCATTTCGGTGATGCCATCATTTTTGCAATCACGGCCGCCGCATCAAAATGTGGAAAAAATTCGTGCAGAAATTTCGTCACACTGATATAACCTTTTGATGAACCTTTGACTGTATAGACATGCGTAGGTTCATCAAACACGATGGAGGCATCACGCGGATGCACATATTTTACTGCTAATTCTTGCCAAGGCTCTGGCATTTCTAATGTATATAGTGGCAATTGTTAAAGTACTAGCTTGCGGGCCAGTTCCCCAAGGACATGATCATTTTCCCAACTGTGTTTTCACCTGTAATACGGCCGGTCGCCTTATTAAATGCCCCACCAAGATCACTTGAACTTGCTCCTGGTGTGTAATACACAAGTGTTTTGCCTGCATTTCGCGCTGCCTCCACGATTTTGTGGAAACGTGCATCATTCAGCCAACGGTATCGTAGCGCATCCATTAGAACACGATTCTCTAGACTGGACCATTTACCTTCATCTAGTACAACCTTCTCTCTTTTCATGACTGCTGGTTTCATAGCAGCTTTTACTTCTGCCGATTCTTCCTTTATTAACTCATATTCACGTGCCTCAGGCAATGATTTAATTCCCGTTTTGGGATCCGTAACACCGTCCGATTCCATCAATACAAGACGACGACGAATAAAGGATTGGTGAATAGATCCCTCTTCACCAAATACGGTCCATGACTTTTCTGGTTTGTTTGTCGCCAGTTTGAATCGCATTGCGGCTATATAATGTTCCACAGTGGGATATTTCTTCTTATCTGTAACATCTTCAATTGCGAAAGGTGCTGTTAATGCGAGCCAACGACCTGCGAATTTATCTTTGATTTTAAGAACATCCTTACTCACACCTGCGTCTGTATAAAATAAGAAGATTTCATCATCTTTATATTTACGTTCTGCTGCTCCACCTAGGTCCGTTCCTTCTGCTAAAAGTGATTCTGATTCGGCGGCATCTACTTCTGCTGCAGCCGCGGCCTTGACAACAGATGCAGGAACACCATCAGTTTCCTGTAATCTCTCAAGAACTGCTTCTGCTGAGGATCCGGTATCACGTTTGTCCGTTTCAAGCGCAGCAGCGGCACTTTTAACAATTGAGGGTACTGCACGAAGAGATTTGATTTTTTTAACAGGGGATGCTGCCCCCTGCGGGGTCGTCCCATTAGCCCCCTGCGGGGTCGTCCCATTAGCCCCCTGCGGGGTCGTCCCATTAGCCCCCTGCGGGGTCATCGCAGCCACACCTGCACCACTCTTTCGCTTGAAGACAAACCACCTATTCAGAAACGAAAACTCCTTCTCCGAATCCGACATATCATAAGAGTTGCCACTCTTCTTGGCCATCTCCCACGAAACATTAAATGTATTGGTACTATCCACAAGACCCACCTCCTGTAACTCTTTTGCACTAAGAAGTTCACAACCAATCTGGCGCATCTTCATCTGCAGAAACGGAAACGGTACAAGATACTCACGTCGCATTTCCTCACCGAGACTAATAAATCGCACATCAATTGGAAGACCAAAGGTGGCATCTGAACTCGGAGGCGGTAAATCCTCCATATCATATTGTTTTGTAATTGACCATAGCTCTGTGCCATCCAGTAGACCTGATCGTTTACCACCCAGAGGAAACCGCCGCAACAAATTAAACACCTTCTCACCATCAAAGCAGCAGCCAATAAAGTACCCGCCGACCTTCAAACAGTCATTCAGATTATTCAAGAACCCCCCAAACGTAGCCGAATCCTTGAACATATAGTGAATCGCGAACATACTTGTGATACAATCAGCACCCTCTTTCAAACGCCCCGCGTTATCAATCACATATGGTGGCACAGGCCCCACAGGACGTTGACGACCAAAGACCGCCCGCATAATATCCTTTTCCTCGTCATTCGCCCCCGCATCTCCCGTAATAATAGGCTTTGTACTGTCACCAATACAGAAGATGGATGGAGGGACACCTCCCCGCCCCCCGCGGTTCTGCACATTCACTAGACGACGGTAGGCGCCGTCATTCGTGTTCGTGATACAATCAGCGTTCAAATCCACACCGAAACAGAAGGCTGCGCCTGCCCGAATCCACTTTTGGAGATCCGCACCCTTCCCAACCGATAGGTCCAAAACAGATCGTCCACCCCCCTGAAGACCGACACGTAGAAGAACTTTTTCCTTAATATACCGATTGTGGAATTCCCGTGATCCAGACACTTTATCAATATTCTCAATCTGTCCCTTCCGTTCAAAATACGGTTTTGCTGCTGGCTCTCCCCGCAGTGATACTACATCCAGTTTCCCACTCCGAATCATCTCCTCCGTAATTGGATCATGAATGGAATTCCATACACTTTCGGCTGTCGCATCACCGTTGAGTGTACGACTAAGAATACCGCGCTGGAATCGCTCCGTCTTGTCCATACGCACACGAAGCGGCTTCCAGCGCCAACCAGGAGCTTGCGTAGGATCGTATGCCATTTCCACAATACTCTCATCATTGATCGGCTCCTCAGATCCTTTTGTCTTCACAAAGATCTCACCGGTACTGTGATCAGTGTCCGTCTCCAAATTGCAGATGGCCGCCATCGTATCAGGATATTCCAGCGGCGAAAACGGTACCGCACGATACCTCTCCTTACGCTGGCGCGGATCCGTTTCAGTAGTGCGTTTATTAAGAATATAATCACGCGAATTGCGATACGCGATATTTGCACTGGAACCCACATAGAGACGCAACGTTTTATAACTCACCGTTTCACCTGTCCCTGGCTTCACTTCTGTCTTGATAAGATTGCCCTTTTCAATCTTTACTAAGAAATCAATCGTATTATCTTTCGCCGGTTTCCATTTGAGCTGTTCCTTAAATGGTGCAGCTGGTTGTGTGGGAAGAGGCAGATCATTGGGTGTGAAAATCAAACCATCTGTATGGTAATTCTTTGCCGCATCCAGAACTGACCCCGCCATTTGGAAAATCTCCACATCTCCCGGTTTTGCGAATTTAAACGTCTTCATGGCAACTTGCAGCCACGATTTCGGCGGCAACGACGCTTTAGGACCACCGCGGTCATTCCAAAGACCAATCCATTTCTCCATTTGAACGTGACGAGAATCAGCACCTTTATCAGCCTTGAACGGCAACTGACTCACACTCTTTTTGTCGGTTGTATAGAATATGTCAAAGATGCTATATTGCTGAATGGCCTCGTTACTCGCATTCCGAGTGATCCATTCACCGTCAACCAGACTCAAGCGACAGTTTTCCTGTACGAGCGATGTACGATACACATTCATACCCATATCAATGAGAAAGAGTTCTCCCTCTGCATCCACAAAACCGAGACAACGAAGTCCATCGGCCTTGTCCGTCACATTATAGCCGTCACGAATATTTATATCACCAACCGATCGTTCCTGGCCAAAATTCTTCTTTTCCAGTGTGAAGGGGGGTGGACCGCGGAACATTTCCGTACCGCTGAGCTGGGAATAGTTCATCAGGATCTTTTTTCGTTGTGAATTCCGAAGCAGAAGTGTATGTTTTTGCACGCCCCGAAGCACTTCCCCCACACCTTTTACAAGACGCTTTAGCGCCGCTTCTTCTGTATCCTCTGCCATCCGAGTCAACTCCACTTCCACTTCATAGACTGGTCGCTGTTTTGCGACATCCTGGTCGCGGAATTTTCGCTGCCAGCGATATCCCCCTTTTGCATCTTGAGAGGTGCTCCTGACAATAGAGAGATCAAATCGGAGTCCTTCGGATTCAAAACTCCACCGACGAATCATACGAAAGGCTTTGCGTTGTTGTTGCCAAGATGCAAGCAACTCCTTTAGTTTGGGGTCAGTTTTGCCCATCGGAATCTCCCGACGGAGTTTAATACGTGTCGTATAATCTTCCAGATCCACATTCCCTTCCACCATGGCACGGTCCTTAATGACAGCTAAATACGGTTTGTTCGCCATCGTGTCGTCCAAACAGTATTGCCGGATGACACCAATGCTGGGAAGCGTAAAACGGACGTGTTCCGGGGTCATAATTGTCATGCGGTCTTCTTGGGGAAGAGCCCGGTAACCTTTTGCAAAGAGTCGTTGTGCAATATTGGTAAAAGTTACAGAGTCTACTTGGCCGCCGACGCCAAAGGTTGATTCCAACTCGTAATCGGGATGGATAAACCATTCGTGGACTAGACCGGCCAATTGTTTGGCTTCTGCGGCGTGGAGTTCCATACTTCTAATGTTCTATAGATTGTTCCCTTTGGGTTGTTTTCAGCAATTTTAGGGGGTCGCCGCCACCGCCGTGAAACCGGCCAGATGCCGAACACTTTCCACACGCCCCAGCACAACCGCATAATCCTGCTTTTTCGGCTTCTCACAGCGAGGTTTTGCACCCGTCACCGCCAATTTGTCTCGGATTGTCTCAAGAGTCCCCTCTGCCTCTGGCCAAGAGATATGCCAAGCTTCCTCTTCACGTCCAGCAACCCATGCAGATACATGTGCACGACAATCGTGCTCGGGACCTTTGTGGAAAACCACCCGAGAACCGATCCCGACAATCCATACAGGTCGGTCAGTTGACCAGAGGCGCGGATCTTCCGGTACAAACATCACCTTGCGATTCGCCTCATCCACCAGAACTTTCTGGTACTGAAAAATGTGTGCAAGAGCACGGTCCAACTCCCATGTGTCCTGGGGAGGTGATACAGCAGCCGTCTGCTGTGCTGCGAGCTGCTCTAAGATCTTCGGACGACGCCATTTCACACCTCGGCACTCTTGTTCCACCGTGGACGTGATTTCCATGATCTTTTCTCTGATGATAGTGCGTCGTACATTCGCGCTCGCTCCACGGTACATTGGATCCGTTAGCCAAAGATAGAGAGACACCGGTCCGGGGGGATCCAAAAAAATGGGATGAAGACCTCCGGGACCAATTCCATCGGTTGTCTGCGTTTCATCAATCTCTGCTTCAAACCGAAGTGTAATCGGTTTCAAGCTCAGATTTTTATGAGGGTTTTTCTGAAGGGTTGCGCAGAGGGCTTCCATGACTATATATGTATGAGGGCGTGGGTTTAGACCAGGGTTCGGAGTTGGAACACGTAAGTGGTCCAAAACGACGAACTCTGGAGCGTTGGCGTGTAAGGCAGCTCGGCACGAGCCGCGATACACGGTTTAGACCGCGTCCGGTTGCATAACTCTATCTCTAATCTGCTTTGTTTCCAACTCTCTCTCTGTAAATATATCACGTGTCTTACGACAAAGCAACATGAAGTCTTTCATTTTATCAAATACCGCAATCGGAACAGTGGAAATATCAAAAAAGACGCCATTGTTGTTTTCACTAAATTCTACCCCGCCTCGTTTTAAGATCCTAAATACCTGTTCTTGTTCATCGCGCACAAGTCCCTTAAGTTCTTCTAAATACATCTTCCGCTCTTCATATTCGTCGGTGCTTAATGCCGCAGCTGTAGTACTCATCTATATTGCAATTGGCTCGTCTTACTCTTCCGTTTCCGCATTCTCTTCCTCGGCCTCTTCGGCTGCCTCCTCGGCTGCCTCTTCGGCTGCCTCAGCTGCTTCTTCGGCTGCCTCAGCTGCTTCTTCGGCTGCCTCAGCGGCTTCCTCGGCTGCCTCAGCTGCCTCAGCGGCTTTCTCTGCTGCATCGCCCATCTCGGCATCCCCATCCTCTTCTCGTGCAGCCCGGGGCACACCACCCTCTAACTTCTCTTTAAAGATCCCCACACTCAGAATATAAGCATCATTAATCTGAAAGCGCGACTTCTTAATCTCTACACGAACACGGTCACCTACAGCGACATCCTCAAACTTCGCATTACCAATATGGAGATCACGAGGAAGAATGACACGAATTGCATCATTGTAATTCACATACATACCCATTTTATTCTTTCGCATAACATCCCCCTCTAGAATCGTCCCATCAGGAGGGTTTAATACATCTGCCTCGGCATGAATATGAAACACAATATTTCCGGTAAATCGCCCCTTTTCAAGATATCCAAGCGATCGTGAGAGGATTTTGATGGAATTTGGCAGAACAAATCCATTTCGTGAACATCGGTTCTCAATCTTGGCGGCGAATTTACGTTCTAGAAGATCATCAATAGAATTGATGATCCCATATAAATCTTTCGGAGTCATGGAAATCTGTTCTTGAAATACGGCTGTATACTGCATTCTTTCTATATACTTGCACGAATGCTTTGAGTCACTTCATTTTTTAGGCGGCACAGATCTGTGGCCAGTTTTATAGGCGGCCACAGGGCGATAAAACCAACGCTTACCGTCCAGAGCCATAATATCCATCCATCGTAAAATAAGCTCTTTCAAAAGGCATGCCCGAGTAGAATTCTGGAATTTTCTTGGATGTTTGTCAGCACCACTCGTCTGAAAGACCTCAGCCTTCATATCAAAATCCGGAAGACCCAATTCACGTAGAATATCCCCTATCTGCTCCAGAAGTGCAAAATGAGTGGAAATCTGGCTCACAATTGCACATTCCCCCCCCTTTTCAGGCTTACCTCCCGGACGTGCCGGCTGAGATGTTTTAAACACGATATACCCCTTTTTAGGAACAAGAAACCCGTAGACTTTCCCAGTTGTTCGTTGATCTGCCACCAACTTATTAAGTGGATCTGTCTCATCACGATCAAACAGGTTCGTCACAGCAGGAGCACACGCCACATCTTTACACATATATTGTATATTACCAGTATTGTAATCTATATAACGAAAAATATCGGTAGAACCCTTTTTCCGATATTGTTCTTTTCCGACGGGGTCACCACTACGTATTGCAGCACTCTGTTCATCCACTGTAAGTGTATTATCCCAGACTAATTCTAGGACTGCTCTCGCCAAAACACGACGCCAATCTGGGGTGTCTTTCATAACTGTATATAACCAAATCACCATCCCCATTCGTTGAGACTCCACCTTTTGCTCGGCCTTATTATCTACATATCGGGCTGCCACTGCAGCCTCCACTTCTTCTGGGGGTGTGAGATCTTCGGAAGATCTTGCAGTGCCCGCTTCTATACTCGTGGCCCAATTAGTAATAATTTTCCAGAAATCGTTTTCGGCTGGCGGGGGCGCAGCAGCAGCTGCCGCCACAGGCAAAGGCAAAGGCGCAGCTGCCGCGACACGACGTACTAACGTAGGGTTATATTCATAAAAATCTCGTTTCACAGGGATATCTGCAATACGTAGCGCCAAAGGGATGCTTTCATCCCGCAAACTCTCTGGCTGAAAGAGATAATATCCATTTTTATATACTAAATAGCCCTTTCTTCCACCCACTTCCAATTGAAAATAGTCATTGTCCAAAATATCCGATAGAATCGTCTTTAATGCAATAGGGGGAATCGCAGAAAGAGCGAGCAAATCATCAAACTGAAACATCACTTGATCGTTTTCCTCAAAAATACGTTTCAACCCCTGTTTAATAATGGATTCTCGCCATCGTGACGCATATTCATCATATGTAGACATATCAATATCAGCACTAAACTCAACAGGAGCGGCACATGTATATTCACACGTTTCTATCCAATCACACATACTCGTAAAAGGTGTGTCGTTCACATCCACCCCTTCGCGCAAGATACCTTGTGCATCTGTGTGTCTCTGTGTTGCAAATCCCTGTACAAGAATTGCCGCGCGATTCAAATTGCAATCTAGTGCATAGCGTTTCAAAACTCGTGTGACACGGCCGACTTGAACCGCTTTTTGAAAGGCGTTTCGGTACATATACAAATCGGCACTCTCTCGGTCACCTTCGGCAAACACATTCACCATCCAATAGATAGTGCAGTTTCTCAAAGATGCGTCCAACATGGCGTGACTGCATGTACGTACTCCACGACCAATCACCTGTTCCAATTTATTCAAATGAAACCAGCTATCAAACACATAAATCTCGCGAATAAACCGGAAATCCACACCTTCACTCGCCACTTGTGAACCGATAATTACCTTTATCTCACGACCCGTAATATTTTTCGCCGCGCGGACGGCATCCACTGCCGCAGGATTGTTATAGGAGACTTCTGTACTGCCGGTTAATAAGATATATTTCGCGGGGACAAAGGTGTGGCCGGCACCTCGGTGATCGCTTTCACGACGAGAACATTCGGCACATTGGCGTCCCTTTCCATCCACGGTCCCGTTTATAAAGAGACCGCGATCACGTCCATACAATGTATACCCATTTGCCTCTAGAGCAATGGCAAGACTCAGACCACCGGCCTTAATGTAACGACTGTAGATAAATACCACACCTTTTGCGCTGGTAATACGATTGAGTATAAAATGCGCCTTGGGTGAATGACGTCTGAGATTTGTCTTTTGGAGCCATTCGGCAGGGATGCCGCTTCGCAACTTGTATCGTGCGGATACACCCTCTAATGTTTCTTCAAAGGCGCCCTGGAACCCCGCTTCACGAATTCGCTGGTTTGCCGCACCCGTTCCAGGAAAAATCCAATTTCCTGCTTGCACCATTTCGTCAATCGCACGAATTCCGAGACTTCCTCGCCCCAATGCATCTTCCGATATTTGTTCATAGTCCCTATATGCATCGCCCTCAAATGTCACAGGAATAAATGGCATGTTCAACATATTCTTACCAACATCCTCAGGTACATCTTTTCCACCGTTGGGAGAAAGTGCCGGCCATTCCGTCAGTGCAGGTGCGGACCCCGCCGGCTTCAAACGAACAGGGAATGAAAGAGGATTCTCACCACGCATAAAACTCACATACCTACTCGCAGCTGCACCAAGAATCTTTTGACCATCTACCGTAAATTGCCCATCTGGCATGAAAATGTCGCGTTCAGATATTTTCACCTGTTTATCATTAATCAACATAAGATTCATTAAAAATATGATTTCGCGATAGTTATTGTACATCGGTGTACCCGTCATAAGAACGAGTTTCATACCCTGCGCAGCATCTAGAAGTTTTAGAAGTGTGGGGGTCAGTTTTTTTCCGGCGGCCGAATCGCTCACTTGTACAGGCGCCGCAGCATCCAGATTGTCATCCTCAATTTCTCCAGGAACATCGCGTAAATTGTGAGCCTCGTCAATGATAATAAGACGACCATTGAATTCACGACGAAGCACTTTTACTTCTTCTTGTCTAATACGTTCTTCATCGGGATATCTTGGTACACGTTTCAAAATCCCCGAAATATAGTTCTGAAATTGCGTATATCCCATAAAACTGTAGCGCGAATCTATGAGTGTTTTGACCCGGGCAGCCACGATTTTACGGTCCTTCTGATTTTCCATACCGGTCCTTTTCAAATATGTGTTGCCCGTACACCCTTTGGCCGTATTTGGGATAGTCTCATTGTCATTTATGGTGAGCCCCTCAATATCAAAGATGGTGCGACGAAATCCGGGCTGAATCGTGGGCGGCGCCACAACAATCACCCTCTTTCGGGGGAATCGTCGGAGGTAATTCTCGGCGACAGTAATGCCGGCGCAGGTCTTTCCTACACCGACTCCGTGATACAGAAGTGCAGATTGATAAGGACATTCAGGTGATAAGAACCGCCCAATAAAACGTTGCACAGGTGTCAGCTCAAATTCTCCTTCTGGATCACAAGGATTTACACCCTGTTCCGCCTGACTCTTTAGTGATTCTTGACGATTTTCATAAAACTCTTGTTTTTGCAGCAGTTTCTGAGTGAAGTTCGGGTCGTCCAAAGTTGGATATAAGCCTGTATTGCGCTCTACCGCCGTTTCGGAATCGTAGATGGTCGGGAACAGATCACGTTCTTGGAGTTCTGCCAAGAGTTCATTTCGCCGAGAGAAACTTTTTTCGGCTTCCCATGTACTGATTAGTTCTTGATTCGTAAGACTTCTTCCGACATCGGCGGCGCTCATCTATTTCTGTTGGTAAAAAAAGTGGGCAGTAATTTCGCAAAATAGAACTCACATGAAGTATAATTTCACGTTTTTCAACATTGTATGCCCGGATTTTTTCCAGAGCTTTCTCTTGTGTCAACCACTCTAACGATCCGATTTCGCGCCGCATAATTTCTGTTGATGCTGGATTCACTGTATCTTTGATCTCAGGGACGAATCCAAGAAAATATTTGTGACGATAATGAATATTGTTTGTCCCGAAAAAGGTCTCTGTGATCGGTTCCAGATTGCTAATAATATAAATATCTTCTTCTGTGATACCTGTCTCTTCTTCTACTTCGCGAAAGGCACATGCATAATCGGTCTCAAAGAGGTCACGGCGACCTTTAGGAAATCCCCATTCAGCTTCTTGATAAGATGTCCCCACCTCTAGTACCAGCTGCTTCAACAATCCCGACTCAGTAAGAGTATCAAACTTTTCGCGACTCATTTCCCGTTCGTGTTTGTAGGCATTGGATCCTTCTGTCGGTTTCCCCCACAAACCCTCCCATAAATCTTGAAAGGGTAGAGTGCAAATCCGAATCTGTTCCTCAGCCGTCATCCCTGAAATGTGTTTTTTGAGATATTCTTTATCCGCCGTATTGTATTTTCCACGCATTAATTCAATAAATCCAAGTGTATCTTTACGACGAATTAGTAGGAATTCAATGTGTTGCCATACAGATTCTAGTGAAGTGATTGTGGGAGATGATAGATTTACACCTTGATTCCATTTGGCGTTAACTCGGAAAAGAATAATTCCGTAGCTGGTCACGGGTTCTATACACTGCTTTGTGACGTGCCCCTGTTTTCCACAATTTGTACAAAAGGGGTTTTGTGATTTATGTGTGCGAATTGACATATGTCTTACCAATGCTTTATCTTATATTCTTAGGCCTAGGGGCGGCTCTGAGAGCAATCTCCGAACCGTCTGTGCGTAGCAGCGCCACCTAAGAATTTACACCGTGTTGTTAGAATGCTAAATATCCCTCCGAGTGTATGGGGCCCCTTTTTTTGGCATACTATGCATATGGCTGCAATAGGATATTCTAAAACACCCACCTATGGTGAAAAACATGCCGCTAAAGAGTTCTTTGAGGCTCTTCAGTTCTTGATTCCGTGTGAAGTCTGTCGCCAACACTACAGAAAAAATCTGCAAGATATGCCAGTATCTCCTCATCTAGACAGACGAGAAGATCTGTTCAGATGGACTGTAAATATGCACAATCAAGTCAATAAAACACTCAATAAACCAATTATGAAAGAAAGAGAAGTAATTCGCTATTATTACCGTCTGGGAAATCGTGGTCGTACACCGGTTGTGACAACTGACGATTTCAATGAGGCCGACACGAAATCCTTCGTAAAAGGGCTCTGTGTTGGAGGAGGGGTGATGCTTGTTGCCGGTGGTCTTTTATGGTTTTCCTCTAAGGGCGATAAACGTTAGCTATTCCCCTCAGGCCAATGGTAAATATCCCTATGTTCCTTATTATAAATGGTCGCATACTCATGCGCCTCCTCATATGTGAGGCAATATTCACCATGTGATGAATGATTCGTAGATTTAGAGACCCAAGCAATACGGTACATATATTCCGCCATTCTCACTCAGATTTCAGAATCAAACCACGCAAGTGGTTTAGAATTCCAAAATTTGGTGGGGAAGTGTGTATCGGCTCCGATACGTGTTCTCACTACTTTGAAGCTTGTGTTAGCGACGTATTCAATTTTTAGTAAGGCGCAATAATAGAATGGAGTCGGTTCCAGAATTTGTCCCCAAATCTGTTAGAGAATTCATATATAAGGGAGTACAAATCCCAGATGCCCCAACAAAACCGGTAAAAAAAGAGGTAAAAGAGGTCGTTCTCAAGGCTGTCATGACGAACGACGAAATGACGGCACGTGAGGGTACATATTTTAACATTACAGAGGTAGACAAGGTCTACGATGAAAACATAGATGTATACCGATTGGACCCAGATACAGGTAAAAAGATGCTCTTGGCAAAATTCCGGAAAAACGTCATACCAAAGGAGCTGATTAAGCGTGGTTGGGAAGCTTTTTATCAGACTGCTGCGCCGAGTAGAAACCGCGGCGCTGCCGCCGGTCCAATCCGAGCAACTGGCGCCTACTGGAAAAAGAGAAAACCGACAGATATCAATCGGTGGTCTGCAAGAGAAGTGCTAAATGGTGTCGTCTCCAAAATGCGCGTCAATAACAATGTCTATAGCAGTGTTCTGGGGTATTTTGATAAGACGCCATTTATGGGTCTACCGTGCCGTCTGACATCATATACACAGAGATATTTCAGACAATTTCAACACGGGGTGCCGTTTATTCAAGAGCTAGATGAATGTTTTAAGACTCTAGTGCCCGACGCACACGCGAAACAGTTAGCGGCGGCGCGTCAAAAACCGATGTATGAAATAAACGGTACGGCATTTTCATCTGTCACTATTAATCGTAATTTTCAAACGGCCCTTCATAAAGACGCGGGTGATTTTCGTGAAGGATTCGGAAATCTGAGTGTGATTGAGCGGGGCGAGTATGATGGCGGTTGCACGCTTCTTCCACAATACGGAGTCGGGTTTAATGTCCGTACGGGTGACTTTTTGGCTATGGATGTCCACGAATGGCATTGTAATACGGAACTGACGGAGAGCGCCGAACAACGGGCGCGAAATAAGGCTTTACCGCGCATACACTTTGATGATGTTAAAACGGGTACTCTCGGTGCAGAGAAATCGTTCACACGTATTTCATTCGTTTGTTATTTACGTGAAAAATTGCGTCAGTGTGTTGATAAAGATACGCGTGCATATTATGCAAAAATCAACTTTGACCCGGTCAAGGGGACGCGGCGTAAGCGCCCAACGGGTGATAATCAGAATAAAAATGCGACACGCAAGAAGAAATGAGCGGACCTCATAATACAACTTTACAGAGATTAGCCTTTGCACCTGCCAAGGCTGCACCAGCCCGTATCCAGCCTGTCGCTGCCCTTGCCACCTCAAGTGCCCCAGATTCGGGATTTATAGGATTGATGCTGAAATATTCATTTTATACATCCGTATTTATACTAGTGATATTTCTACTTCTTGTCACAATCCATTTTACAGTCACTCCGATCTTCTCTTTTACGGTGGGTAATGGTATTATCACAATTCCAACCACACAAGACTATCAAACAGCATTTACGGCGGCCGTTGCTACAGTAGATGTAGCTGCAAATTTTATCAACCCCCTTTCGTGTGGGTTTACACTGATGTTTGACATTTTTCTTCAGGGGGATTTTAAAACGACGACGGCACCTAGGGTATTGACATATCGTAATTTAAGTCCACAAGATACTCCTAGAGATAATCCAAGCTTTACACCAAAGATTGATTTACTTACGTGGTTTCCAGATACAAATTTTATTGTCTGGATAGACCCAACCCTAAATGATTTATATGCGGCAGTGATTACACAAGCGCCTAGTGAGTCACCCGTTGTTGTAATGTCAAAACCTGTAAAAAATGTACCTATACGACAGCCATTTCGTGCTACTTTTACACTAACTCCAAATTTCATGGAAATCTATATAAATGGCCGACTAGAACAGACTGTATCAATTACGGGTGTTGTACTACAATGTGAACTCCCATTTTTTTCACCGATAAAAGTGTGTGATCAGAGTATCTTTATTGCAAATATGTTTTACTGGGGGCGTATATTATCGGCTGCTGAAATTCGCAGAAATGGTGCAAATACAAATTCATCTGTTTTTAATAATATAAAATGAACAGTACCCCGAGCCGCCTTATATCCGAGAGCAAGCTCTCGGATGTATCGGTTCCGATACATGTCCCGAGCCACTACATAAATTCAGAGTTTATCTAAAAGATAGATAGACTCTGAATAGATGAATCTTTTAATAATTATAGGTGTGATTATATTAATAGTATTTACAGCTGTCATATATTTTTTACCGAAGCTTGCTGAGAAAAAAATCAAAGCACAAGTGGTTGGACCAATTCTATTGAGCGACTCTAAAAATCTTTTGCAACCAGATAAGTCAGATTTTTATCTTAAGGCAGAAAAATCTACAGTGCAATTTTTCGTGTATTTAAGCCCCATGCAAAGAACAGCTACATCACATATATGTGGTGATGCACCGAATCAAGCGTCATGTAGTAATGGTCGCTTTCCAGTATGTGATTGTGAAGGCACAGATTGTTCTGTCTGTACACATGACGGGTACTACACACTCTTAAATATGTTTGGTATAGTCAAATTGGAATTGTCGTCATTACCTGATGCAAGCCGTCAATCACAGTCTACTGTACAACTTATTGTACGTACACAAACTTCTATAAACCCGGACGGCACCCCGGTTGACCCTACAGGAACGGGGAATCCAAAAAGTATAATTGAGACATTGCCATTACCTCCGATTACATATCAAAAATGGACAATGATCACGATTTCACGTGAAGGCCGACGATTTGATATATATTATAATAACAATCTCGTGGTTTCACATACAATGTTACATACTGTAACCACAACGGCATTTGATACACGTGGGCCAATGGCGGGTGATAAGAATTTGATTGGGCAATTAGGATTATTCAATATTATGCCTACTGTATCAAGCAGTACAAGCGTATCTACAAATTATGCAGCACAGTCGGATACGCGTGGTCGCCCATATTTACCAGTTATTGATGATAAGAGAGGTTTATTCCCTTCAACATCACCCTCCGGTTTCGGTCTACCATCTCTACCGAGTTTCTCTCTTTGTCCCAGTGGATCCTGTACGCGGACACCCACGGTCCGTCCAGCAAAACCTTGGCAAGATTGGGATTCAAATTATAGTTAAGTATAATTTAGAATGAACGCGCCCTATAGAGTGAATAATCCATCTCAGCTTCAAAAGTCAAGAACTGTGTGGCCCGGTCTATTTTACCTTATGCTGGTTGTGGTTGGTCTTGTATCCTTATATTATCTTTCCCGGTGGCTCTACGGTACGACCAATTTACAAAATACCGTAATAATTCCCGGACAGGTACCTGCAAATACAGCTCCATCTACTGTTGGCGCACCCCCCAAGATTTATGAAGGTGGTGAGTTGAGTATCAACTTCTGGGTCTATATCTCAAATTGGAAGGCTAATAATGGAAAGAGAAAGCACATTATAGAAATCTTTGGACAAAACTTTTCAACAATTCTTATAGGCCTCGGTGCATTCAAAAACACACTTCTTGTACGTGTACACACAATAGGTGGGGGTGGAAGTTCCAACCAGCAGGCGGTAGGCATTGATCCCATAGATGGCTTTCAGGATTTGCCCACTCGTAGCCCCGACACGTCTCTTCTTACTTCAGATGTTAGCAGATTATTTACACCACTCACAATTGATGATACTACTGCATGGGATACTGAAAGCCAGCCTCTATGTGATCTTCCCGAGATTGATCTTCAGCGCTGGGTCAATGTTTCAGTATCTCTTTCAGGCAGAAGTGTTGATGTATATTTGGATGGAAAACTGCAACGTTCGTGTGTCTTGGATAGCTACTTCAAGGTAGATAATTCAGGAGATTTACGTGCGAGAGTACTTCAATATGGTGGCTTTGACGGCTATATTTCAAACATGAATGCATACAATTATGCTCTTAACCCGGATCAAATATACCATCTTTTCATGAGTGGCCCCAATGGCGTTTCCACGGATCCTATATCATGGTTTAGAAACCTTTTTACTGGATAATTATCTGGACCAAAGTCTATAAATCTATATTTTTAACACTGTTAAATATAGATGTCTAGCACTGGAGCTATGGGATTTTTACAGGGACAAACCCCACCCGGTCAAATTGCACTTGGCGTTGTTTTAATACTAGTTTCATATATGTTTTTTGTATCTACACAAGCACTTGTTAACAATAGAAATAAATTAGCATCACGATATGTGCATTTGTTATCATATTCAGCATTAGCTTCCGACGGGCTTATAACAATATATCAGAATCCAGTTTTGCATCCTACGGAGGCAAAGACAATAGGTCTTTCCGAAAATGAACGTACCGGTATTGAGTTTGCATATTCATTCTATATGATGGTATATCCCGAAACAATTAATGGAAAAGAGGTTCTTCTTCATGCATTTCATAAGGGTTACCAGCTTGCATGGCCATTAATGGGACCAGGCGTGTTTATGTGTGGCAGTTCCAATACAATGCGTGTCGTTATGAATTCATACATGGATCCCTATAATTATGTGGATGTTCCAAATATTCCGATGAAGAAGTGGTTTCACGTAGTATTAAATTCATACAAGAACTCTTTAGAAATTCATTTGAACGGAAATATTGTGAATCGTATTGGATTTGATGATTCAATGCCGTATCAAAACTACGGCGATGTACACATCTTTAGTAATAATAATTATTGTGTAAATTTTCCCGCACCAATCCCGCCCTTTACTGTGGAAGGATGTATGACGGGATATCTGAGTAATTTAATATACACACGATATGCACTTTCATACAATGAAATTCAAAAGTTATATGTGCAAGGACCCTCTAAAAATCTCTTACAGAAGTCTAATAAGGATCTGACAAATGTGCCACCCTATTTAGCAGATAATTGGTGGACCGGTGGTACAGACTAAAGGTCTATAGGCTCAGCTGGACCGAATAAAGGTACCAGCCACCGAACTCTGGTTCCCCTTCTGCCCACTTAATCTCTTTTCATCTTGCTAAGATTAGACGAGACTATGACAGGTGGGGGTCTACTAGCTCTAGTACAATACGGAGCACAAAACGTTATTTTGAGTGGAAATCCTCAAATGAGTTATTTTTATAAGGTCTTTCGGCGATACACACACTTTTCTCAAGAAAACACAACCATTCCTTTGGATGGTCCGAATCAGCTGTTTTTTGATCAACCCATTCGTCTAAGAGCAAAGATTCCACGCGTGGCAGATTTACTATCCGACATCTATTTTTCTTTCCGAATCCCTGATATTTACAGTAAACATGTGGATCCAACTCTTCGCACATATGATTATGAATTCAAATGGGTTAAATATATCGGTGCAGCACTCATACAACGTGCCATCTTTTCCGTGGGTGGCCAGAAGATCCAAGAATTTGACGGTGCATATCTCTTTTCGCGAGCCCTTCTTGATTACGATCAAGACGCCTTTGATAAATGGAAGATACTTGTTGGACAAACTTCAGAGCTAACAGCCCCCGAAAAGGGTGTGTATGCCGGCGGAACACAAGGAGTCGGTTACCCGAATGTCTTTTTTGACAACTCCCGATCCGGCACTGCACAACAGAATCGTCCCAGCATTTTCGGCCAAGATATCCATGTCCCACTTTCATTCTGGTTTGCTGAGGCATTTTCACAGGCCCTACCTCTCATTGGAATTCAGTATCAAGAGTGCGAAGTCACACTGGATCTCAATCCCATTAATACCTTATATACAACTCTGGATGTTTCGGGCTATCGTGTAGCACCCGGATACAAAATGGCAGCACCTTTGGCGAATATTTTGAATAATTTACCAGAATATGCCAATTATAATGATATCAGTGGACAAATTCGGAATTTTCTGGTGGACTGGGGATATTCTCTGCCATCACTCCAAACATGGTTTCTTAATCCACGACTTCAATGTACATATGTCTATTTACCTGATGAAGAACGCCAGATTTTTGCATCAAAACATCTGTCATATCTAATGTATCAGGTAACACAATATCCCTTTCCCGGTCTATATACACGACAAATTCTAGATTTATATACACATAACCCAATTACACGTCTTCTCTTCTATATGACACGTTCCGATTCCGCCCAGCGAAATGATATCTTTAATATCAGCAATTGGTGCACATATCCGAGTCCTCCGTTTATCCCAACACCGGGTCTAGGTCCCGCAGATACTCAAACAAGTTCTTCAGGAATTCTCGCACCACAATCGCAAATTGATATGATTCGTAATTTACGAGTTCTAGTGAACGGCAATGAAATTCAGGAACAAAAACCGACTGACTATTTTACGAAGATTATACCTTTTCGGTATGTGAAAGGGTTATCACAGAGTTTATTACCTATATATGTCTTTAATTTAGGATCACCTACGACGCAACCAGCGGGCAGCATAAATGCATCTCGGATTCAGAATTTCCAGGTGGAAGTGGATGTCTGGCCTTTGCCACCTAATACGACATACACGTACGACCTGGTGATTTATGTGGAGAGTATTAACTTCTTTGATGTGGCCTCGGGTTCTGGGGCTCTAAAATATGCCCTATAATGTTAGTATGGACATTATAACGAATTTTTTCTCTTCAGCTCTGTATGACCCAGTCGCACAGGGATTAAAAGATGTCTATAATAATAATTTGGCGGGAAAAGTTTCACAGTTATCTGAGATGGTTACGGGTCCTATTAATACACGTATTTCGGAGCTAGAAAATACACCAGGTGTTTCTTCCAACACCGTGAAAGCATTAAAGGAATTAGGTAGCGGTGCATTAACGACTGCACAGAATCCGAGTACATCGCTATCAACCATTTCAGCAGCGATACCTACTATTCAAACAAGATTCAATATATTGAGTCAACAAGCAACAGCAGAAGCAACACAATGGAAACAAGATCAGACTAATAAGGCGGAGATGGATTTAAAACAACAAGAGGAAGATAAATCCTTTAATATTTATCGTCTAATGAATACTATTAAAACGGTGTTTATTCAATATATATTCTATTTTATTTTGCTCGCATTGGCTCTTTTTGGAGGGAGTTTGATGTCTAATAGGGCTATATTACGATCTTGGGGGTTCCGTCTATATTATTTTGTATATGGGACTTTACTATTTCCCTTATCATACTTTATCGCAGTTAAAGAATATTATATGGGTGATAAAAACCTGCCCAAATTTTTCGCCATTTTGGCGCCACTCGTTAATAAGAAAAACCACATGTTAGTTACGAATGTACTATTTTTCCCTTTTACATATAACCATCCTGACGATATAGAGGAAGCGGAGGCCAGAAAAAGAGGTGCACTTGCACATTCTGCGGTTGTTTCTTCGGATACCCCTGATACCCCCACATAAAAATTCTTGCACAAGTCATATAGATAAATGGAAACGTTTCCATTTGTGAGTGTGATTACACCTACATACAATCGTCGTCGTTTCATTCCACATCTGATCGCATGTTATAAACATCAGACATATCCAAAAGATCGGATGGAATGGATTATCCTAGATGATGGAGATGATAAAGTGGCCGATCTATTTGCGGCGGCAGCAGAGACGATCCCCAATATCCGATATATTGCCGAACCTGAAAAACAGCTGATTGGGAAAAAACGCAATCGTCTGAATGCTGAATCCAAGGGTGATATCGTAGTTGCCATGGATGATGACGACTATTATCCTCCAGAACGAATATCATTTGCAGTACAGAGTTTCCGAAAACATCCGAAATACGAGTTGGCAGGTGCCTCGGAAATCTACATGTACTATTCCGATATTCAGGTAATTTATAAACTCGGTCCCTACAATCAGAAACACGCAACAAATGGGACTATGGCTTGGCGGCGTTCGTATGCACTTACACACAGATATGACGAGACTGTCACACATGCAGAAGAACGGTCGTTTCTGGAGAACTATATACATCCTATGCTCCAACTAGACCCTATGAAGGTTATGCTCGTTATGAGTCATTCTGAAAATACGTTTGATAAGAAGAAGTTGCGGGATATACCGAGTCCGGTTGTCAAAAAAACCGACATGAAACTTAAGGCGTTTATCAAGGAAAAGGCTCTGCGGGATTTTTTTGTTAGCGCTTAGCCAGCTTCGGGCCTAAACTTACCCCCTCTTACTCAAAGAGAAATGGCAGCAACCAACTCCCAAAGATTAGCTATCACAAACATAGATAACGTCTACAAAAACTCACTACTAGCTACATCACCTATATGTACAGTACCAGAAGGACTTCTCAAAGTTCCCTTACGACTCCATCAACAAACGGTGATTGCTGCCATGGAACAGCGGGAACGTGCCTTGACTTCCGGCTACGACATTAGTGGAGAACAACTGTTTGCAAGATATGGAATTCTCGCCGATTCGGTCGGTGTCGGCAAATCTCTGATGGTTCTCGGTCACATTGCACGCTGTAAAGATAATGAATATATCAAGTCCTATACGACTATTCGTTCGTCCTCCAGCGATACTTTTTCAGAGTCAAAGAAGACATTTTCTCTTATCAAAAAAAACCATTCGGGAAGGAACGAGGCACAGTCACTCATTCTAGTCCCTCATACTCTTTTCAGACAATGGTCCGATTATATTAAAAATCAGACAAATCTGACGGCATTTTTTATTGATAAGAACAATCTTTTTGAACGCGAAGATTTTAAAGAGCGTCTAATGAAATCCGATGTGGTTCTCGTCGCGAATACGATGTATAAACGTCTTAATCCGTATTTAGTAGAGAACAATATTAAATGGCGCCGAGTCTATATTGATGAGGCAGATACTATTCATTTAGTATCAAGTACATCTATGCCGACGGCGCGTTTTTATTGGCTTATTACAGCATCATGGATGAATGTTCTGTTCGGTAATTTTTCCTTCTATATAAATCGTTCATTTTTGGAGACGACTATTTATTCGGAAAATTCGCAATTTCACGCAGGTGTCAAAGCATATTTTAACACGATTGTGAATTCCAGCCGTCCCTATTATTATACGAATTACTCACTTCGTTCAGCATCATTTTTTCGGGATATTCTTGGAACGATGCATTCTCTTATGAGCCATCTTATTTTGCGTTGTGACGACGATTTTATTCGCGATTCTATATCGCTTCCTCAACTCATCAGGCATAACATTTTGTGTCATGCACCGACGAGTTATAATATTGTGAATGGTCTTATTTCACAGGAGGTGCGGAATCTTCTTCATGCGGGTGATACGACGGCGGCGATGGAGGCGCTGGGTGTGAAGGGCGAGGATTCCATGACACTTGTTCAGGCGGTGACGAGGAATCGCATGAAGGAGTTGGATCGTCTGAAGAAGACATACGATTTCAAGTCCACAATGGAATATTCCAGCGCATCGGCAAAAGAGGCGGCTCTCAAAAACTTGACGGAGAAGATCAAGGAGATTGAAGAACAGGTAGCAGATATTCAGAAGAGAATTGAGAATTATAAGACGGAGGTGTGTCCCATTTGTTATGATGAGCCAAGCAATGCGCTTCTGACTCCGTGTTGTACACACATTTTCTGTGCGGTGTGTATTTTTGCCAGTTTGCAGAGGAATATGACGTGTCCTATGTGCCGTGCGGCGATGCCACCTGCTTCTTTGAAGAAGATTATGCTGGAGCCGGCCGCCGCCGCGCCTGCGCCAGAAGAACCACAGCCAGAAAAGAAGATTGATGCACTTCTTCGGATTATGAAAGATAATCCTGAGGGGCGATTTCTCATTTTTAGTCGTTATGACAATCCTTTTGATGAGATTGAGGGACAAGTGGCGGAAATGAATATTCAGGTGAAGCAGCTCAAGGGAAATAAGGATGTGATTAATTCTACGTTGAAACAGTTTGCTGCGGGGAAGATTCAATGTCTCTTACTAAATGCTCATTATGCTGGGGCCGGTCTGAATATTACCGCAGCGACTCATGTGATTCTTACACATGCTATGACGTTGGAGGAGGAGAAGCAGATTCTGGGGCGGGCGTATCGTCTTGGACGTACGACACCGTTGAATTATTATAAGTTGTTGCATGAGGGTGAAGTGTCGGCTTAGCAGCCTCCACTATGGCTCGCTTCGCTCGCCGAAACTTCGGCTTAGCAGCCTCACTTACGTCTCACTGGTGTTCTCCGAGGCATCTTCTTAGCAGAAGAAACCAGGGCTCGTGAGCTACGCCCACTCACCGAAGTATCCGCCTAGGCAGATACTAGGACCTCTCATGGGCTGTGCATAAATCTCGCATTCTATATAGTATGAAAAATCCCAAATGCCTTTTCCCATTCGCCCCGAAAGGCAAACTTTCAGGTGTATCAGTAATCTTGCATCTAGCAGTCTATGCTTCTATAGCCTGGATTATATTACAACTAACCCGGCAAAAAGTGGTTGATGGTTTTCAAGTTGCGATTCCAGTTCCGATTCAGAGAGCGATATCAGAATTACCTGATCCAGTAACATTAACATCATCATTTAATAACACTAAAGTATATGCAGTTGGTGATTTAGTTAGTTATAATAGCAATTATTATGTGTTAAATACTACTACTGTGAGTGGGACCCTACCACCTAATACATTATATTGGAGTTTAATATTTTTAGTATCTCCAAATTCAATAAATCCAAATACAATATCAGATTATAATAAACTAATTTCATATAACCTCGGTAATATTGTTATACAGAATACCTCCTATTATAGATTACGTGTTAAAAACTTCGGTGCCTTTTCCGAAAATGACATACCAAAAGATCTAGTTTATATGCCTATTTATTGGATGCCATTAACTTCTCTATATACAACAGTAATAGGGCCCTACGACCCAACTATGATATATAATACAGGTGACGTTGTTTCATATAATAATTTTTATTATTACAGTTATAATAGTCGTACTGGTTTGGCGGCTGGTTCGGCGCTTATAGATCTAACTAAGTGGACAAAAGTGCCACAAGGGTCCGTTGGTACACCCGGTCCAGCAGGTCCAGCAGGTCCAGCAGGTCCAGGAGGTCCAGCAGGTCCAGCAGGTCCAGCAGGTCCAGCAGGTCTAACAGGTCCAGCAGGTCCAGCAGGTCTAAGAGGTCTAACAGGTCTAACAGGTCCAGGAGGTCCAGCAGGTCCAGAAGGTCCAGCAGGTCTAAGAGGTCTAACAGGTCTAACAGGTCCAGGAGGTCCAGCAGGTCCAGAAGGTCCACAAGGGATAATAGGTCCAGCAGGTCCACAAGGGATAATAGGTCCAGCAGGTCCAGAAGGTACAGCAGGTCCAGAAGGTACAGCAGGTCCAGCAGGTCAACAAGGAGAACGAGGGTATAAAGGGGACGCTGGAAGAGATGGTTCCATGATAAATGCAGCAACACTAGTAGATACATTAAAGTCAGCAAGTCCAGAAGATCTATCAAAGGTGGCAAGTGTATTAGCTCCAGCAATTCCATCACCTTCAACAGCAGGATGGAGTGGTGCAGCAAACTATACAAAGTCATCTTGTTCAATACAATAATATATCATATGTCTAATAGTATGAAACTTGAGAAGTTTCTTTTTCCATTTGCTCCTAAAAATAAAGTTTCAGGTATTGCAATCGCATTGCATTTAGCGGTGTATTTTGCAATTGCTTGGATTATATTACAATTAACCCGGAGAAAAGTTGAAAACTTTCAGATAAAACCAAATATGTATTATTATGCAGTATATCCGCCAGTAGATGCAAATGGGGCGGCTCTAAATCCAGAATATAGGGAAGATGTACCAATTCCAGATGGTTATTATATATCAAATCTTATTATTATATCTAGTGGGGGAAATAGTCCTCCACTAAATGCCATACAAAATAATTGGTGGGGTGCGGTCGCGTCCGGATCAGGTGGAGTAACTATATATGATTTACATGATAATAAAAATATGTTCACAAGCCCTGTTTCTGTAATAATAACTCAAAATGATTTTCCTAATATGTCTAATATGAGTTTTGGTAATTATAAAAGTACACCTGGTAATATAAGAATTGGGATAGAAATTAATATTGAAAATGGGCATAATGCTATAATTGATATAGAGATTAGGGATACATTTGGTGATGGTGCTGATAATCCAGGAAGTGGTGACGTTCGTGCTAATCGCAATGGTATTTCTAATATTTCTGGATCTAGTTCTGGTTCAGCTGGTGGGGAAATGGGAAAGAGTGGTGTATTATATACCCCACTACTTGTTGGTACTAGTTTATTATACGAAGACCAAACGGTGATTAGTGGATCGGGTTTTGGTGCAGGGGGTGGTGGCAAGAGTATCAGTGGAATCTATCGTGGGGGTAGTGGCTGGATACCAACGCCAGGTGAAAGTACCAAAGATAATACAACAATTTCGGGGGCACTCGCAGCTCAAGGTATTAATATACCATATACTACTGATAGTGGTACTCTAGGTAAATCTGGTATTGTTATATTTGAATTTACGAAGCTAATCCCTGATATAGATACGGGGCTAGATACTGTACCAGATATGAAGACTGTAATAGATGCTGTACCAGATATGCCGACTGTAATAGATGCTGTACCAGATATGCCGACTGTAATAGATGCTGTACCAGATATGCCGACTGTAATAGATGCTGTACCAGATATAAATATGGGGGTAAGAAAACAGATATACCCTATTCAGACCATACCAACTACAGGACTAGGTATTAGTGGTTCTAGTATAGGAGGCCTCAGGAATTATAATGTAAGCCCAACATATTCTGAATCAAACATTACTCTATATATGACATTAGGAGGTATTGGAGTTATAGGTGTTATTGCAGCATACGTATATTATTTTAATAGTGTATATGCTATACAATCTATTTCTGTAAGACCTAAAATATCATAAAGGTGGTATAGAAATTTAGAGGTTTATAGTAGTATGAAAATATCCAAATGCCTTTTCCCATTTGCCCCGAAAGGCAAACTTTCTGCCACGACAGTTGCCCTACATTTGGCAGTCTACGGTGCGTTAATTTGGAGCGTTCTACAATTAACACGAAGAAGAGTTGAAAACTTTCAGACAACACCTGATAAATATTATTATGCAGTATATCCAAAAGATAGAAATATGGATTATACTGAATCTGTAAAAATTCCAGATGGATATTATGTATCAAATGTGATTGCGGTGGGTTCGGGAGGGTCGGTGTTCAATGGGTATAAAGGAAAAAGTGTTTTTGGTGGTTCGTTTGAGATGGGTTCAGGTGGATCTGGCCAAGTAGTCATTATTAAAAATCCATCCATAGTGGCAGAGGCTACTGTAAAAATAACTCAAAACTCTCAAACTACACATGGTAATACAAAAGTCATATATAATGTACGTGATGGAAATGTAACTACTACAGCAGATAATGGATATGAAGGTACTTCCACTCAAGTAGCTGGTGATGGTGGTGGTAATCCAGGTAGTGGTTTATTAGGTGATGGAGTAGTGCGTAACGGAGCGTGTGATAATAATGGTGGATCTAGTGGCGCTTCTGGTGTGAGATTTGCTACTGGCAGCGATGCGTACACGGGAGGAACATTATGTAAAAATATGTTATTTGGAAAAGCTGCCACGCGCGAAAGCGGAGAGTTATTTTATAATGGCTCTTTTGGTGGTGGCGGAGTTTATGGTACGAATGATGCAGGTGGTTGGATACCAACTCCAGGTGAAACTACTGTAGATAATACAACAATTTCTGGTGCACTCCTAGCTCAAGGTATTTCCATTCCGCCAAAACATGGTTATACTGATAGACTGGGTAACCCAGGGATTGTTATATTTGAATATACTAAAATACCCCCTCCTAATACAGATGGAACAGGGGTATCACCAGTCCCTAAAGTGACTACAGAACAAACTAATTACACACCCCTTTATATAGGTGGTGGTGTTTTATTGTTAATTATAGGAATCATGGTATTCACATCAAAAAGGGATACAAGTTTACCCCCACCCCCGAGCCCACGTAGACCTTTAAGAGGAAGAGTTCCGGTTTGAGAATATAATCTATAAGAGGAAGAGTTCCGGTTTGAGAATATAATCTATAAGAGGAAGAGTTCCGGTTTGAGAATATAATCTATAAGTTAGATAGTATGAAAATTCCTAAGTTTCTTTTTCCATTTGCAGCAAAAGGCAAACTTTCAAGCATTATGATTCTCCTTCATTTGGCAGTTTATTTTGCCATAGCCTGGATTATATTACAACTAACCAAGGCAAGATGTGTTGAACATTTTGTTATAAATTCTGAATATGATAGTTTAACCATGAAAGCGCAGACTAGCCATAGTGATATTTTTAGTTTTTTCTACGGTCTTATTACAGAGTTTAATAGAAAAGATTTAAAACAATTACAATTAGATAGTAGTTATGAAATGTATAAGAATAACTATGCTCTATGTACATGGTATACAAATAAAATTTTTAGTATATATATAAATGGGGTATGTGAGAAGTATATAAATACAAAGTTGGTATTCTATCCTGTTAATATAAGTACAGGTATTATAAGTCAAGAACCACTTGATATAACTAGTTTAGGACTATTTGAAGTGACTCAGCCACAAATGACTAATAGATCAATTACAGGTATATCAGAATGTGCATCCATTCCTACAGTAGGGTTTTATTTAACAGCTAAAGAATATTCAGTTACATTTAAAACTTCAACCCGTGTTCTAATATACAGCGATGCATATATTCCAGAGATTGGATCAACTTATACAAATATATGGATAGATACTATAGTAACTTCTTCTGATAATATACCAGTCGTAGCTGCAAATATATATGATACTACTAAATCCTTTTATGATCCTCCTACAGATGCACCAATACTCTCTGGAAAAAATACATCTCCAGTTATACCTATATTACCTAAGATATCTCTTACAGGTCCTAATAATATTATAAATGCACCATCTATGTTTGGAGATGTACAGGCTAAAATGCCGGCGATTGGAGATGTGCCGGCGATTGGAGATATACAACCTAAAATGCCTGATGATAGCATTAATTTATATAGAGGGCCACAAGGGGACAAAGGGGACACAGGTCCACAAGGTATACAAGGGGACACAGGTCCACAAGGTATACAAGGGGACACAGGTCCACAAGGTATACAAGGAGAACGAGGGTATAGAGGGGACACAGGGGAAACAGGTTCACAAGGAGAACGAGGGTATAGAGGATACACAGGGGAAACAGGTTCACAAGGAGAACGAGGGTACACAGGGGACACAGGTCAACAAGGAGAACGAGGGTACACAGGGGATACAGGTCAACAAGGAGAACGAGGGTACCCGGGGGAACCAGGTCAATCAGGAGAACGAGGGTATAAAGGGGACAAAGGGGACACAGGGGATACTGGAAGAGATGGTTCCATGATAAATGCAGCAACACTAGTAGATACATTAAAGTCAGCAAGTCCAGAAGATCTATCAAAGGTGGCAAGTGTATTAGCTCCAGCAATTCCATTACCTTCAACAGCAGGGTGGAGTGGTGCAGCAAACTATGCAACATCATCTTGTTCAATACAATAATATATCATATATCTAATAGTATGAAACTTGATAAGTTTCTTTTTCCATTTGCTCCTAAAAATAAAGTTTCCGGTATTGCAATCGCATTGCATTTAGCAGTATACTCAGCAATTGCTTGGATTATACTCCAATTAACCCGGACAAAAGTTGAAAACTTTCAGATAACAACCTTACAACTAATTAAATATTATTATGCAGTATATTCAAAAAGTGGAACTACATATAGTGAAGTTGTACCAATTCCTGTAGGTTATTCTCTATCTCTTATTATTGCGGTAGGTTCTGGAGGGAATATACCTAGTGGTATTGGTTCAGGTGGATCCGGTCAGGTAAAGGTTATTACAGATTCAAAAGTCTTAGCAGCATTAACAAGTCCACTTATTGTAACAATTACTCCAAATTCTGGAACTACACACGGTAATACAAAAGTTGGAACAACCATTGTGGCAGATAATGGATATGATGGTACTGCCACTCAAATGGCAGGTGATGGTGGTAATAATCCTGGGAGTGGTATATTTTCAAGAGGTACATCTCGTAATGGTGTATGTGATGGTGCAGGTGGGTCTAGTGGTGCTGCTGGTAATGATAATACTGGTACTTTTGCTGGGACTTTATGTGCAAATATGCTTTATGGACAAGCTGGTGGGATTACTATTACTGAAAGATCTGATATCCCTGGGTTTGGTAGTGGTGCTACCTGGGGGCAGAAGGGTGCAGGCGGCTGGTTACCAGTTGGTAGTGTTACCAATGATAATGCAGGTATTTATGCAGCACTTACTAGTCAAGGTATTTCTGTACCAGCTGTTACCGGAACAAATGCTACAACAGGCATTGTTATATTTCAATTTACTCAAAATCCTCCAGCTGGAGCAACAGGTCTACGAGGTCCCACCGGTCTACAAGGACCAGATGGTAAACAAGGACCAGATGGTAAACAAGGAATAGATGGAGCACAAGGACCACGAGGTCAAGATGGTAAACAAGGAATAGAGGGTAATAAGGGTGTGCTTGGTGATAAAGGGGCAGATGGGGAAAAGGGGCTCAGGGGTGACAAAGGAGAAACTGGGGATAAAGGGGCTAGGGGTGAAAAGGGGTTTTTGGGTGATAAAGGACTACGAGGTGATAAAGGAGCTGCGGGTGACAAAGGAATCCGGGGCGACATAGGACCCCCAGGTGCAGTAGGAGGGGTAAGTCCTGTAGCTACCACAAGCAAGTCGTGGTGGTAGCTCTGAACCAGATTGTATCATACTATAAATATCTTACTAGATATAGTATGAAACTTCCTAAGTTTCTTTTTCCATTTACTCCTAAAAATAAACATTCCGGTATTGCAATTGCAATGCATTTAGCAGTGTACAGTGCGTTAATTTGGGCCGTTCTACAATTAACACGAACAAAAGTTGAATGCTTTCAGACATATCCAACTAAAATTTATTACGCAGTATATCCAACAAGCCAGCCGTATACTAAAATAGTAAATATTGCTCCAGGTTATACTATATCAAATGTGATTGTAGTAGGGTCTGGTGGGGATTCCGCCATCTACACCAACGGCGTGTGGGACGCTGGTTTTGGTGGAGGTTCTGGTCAAGTAGTTGTAGCTAAGAATCCATTTTTATTAACAAACCCGATTACCGTAACAATTACTACGAATAGTGGTACTACAGTTGGTAGTACAACAGTTGGGGAAGGTGAATCGTTAATTATAGCATTAAATGGACAAACTGCCACATCTAGTGTATTATATGGTGATGGAGGTAATTATCCTGGCAGTGGTATTACAGCTAATACAAATGGTATTAGTGATGGTAAAGGAGGTTCTAGTGGTGCACCTGGTGGTAATTCTGATAATGGTGGTAATCAAATAGCACAAGTAGCATTTGGTGCACCTGCACCTAAAACAATAAATTATAATACTGGAGGTGGATTTGGAGCTGGCGGGGGCAATAATTATGTGGGTGCCCCTGGTTGGATACCAACTCCTGGTGAAAGTACTGTAGATAATACAACAATTTCTGGTGCTCTCGCAGCTCAAGGTATTACTGTACCAACTCAAAATATTCAATGGTGGGGCAAACCAGGCATTGTTATATTTGAATTAACCTTAACAGGTCCAAAAGGTCCACGAGGTGATAAAGGTGATAAGGGGGATACGGGTAAAATAGGGGCAGAAGGTGATAAAGGGCCAGAAGGTGATAAAGGGCCAGAAGGTAATAAAGGTGCAGAAGGTGATAAAGGTCCTAGAGGTGACATGGGTCCAGAAGGTCCAGCAGGGGTAAGTGCTCCAGCTGCTCCAACTAAGTCGTGGTGGCAGTTATGGTAAAATATATGATAGATATAGTATGAAACTTGAGAAGTTTCTTTTTCCATTTGCTTCTAAAAAAAAGGTTTCCGGTATTGCAATCGCATTGCATTTGGCGGTTTATAGTGCGTTTATTTGGATTATACTGCAATTAACAAGAACAAGGATTGAATATTTTCAAACAGGTCTAGCAGGTCCACAAGGTCCAGCGGGTCCACAAGGTCTAGCAGGTCCACAAGGTCCAGCGGGTCCACAAGGTCCAATAGGTTCACAAGGTGAAAAAGGTGATACAGGTCCACAAGGTATACAAGGTCCACTTGCTATGGTAATAGGTCCACAAGGTCCAGCGGGTACACAAGGTCCAGCGGGTCCAATAGGTCTAGAGGGCCCACAAGGTCCTATTGGTCAAATAGGTCCAGCAGGGGGAAAAGGGCCACAAGGTGATACAGGTCTCACTGGCAATAAAGGACTACCGGGTGATAGAGGTCCAATGGGCCCACAAGGTCTAATAGGTGAAATGGGCCCAACAGGTAATAAAGGACCACAGGGTGATATAGGTCTCACTGGTAAGAAAGGATCACCAGGTGATCCAGGTATCACTGGCGATAAAGGACCGCAAGGCGATACAGGCGAAACAGGTGCAACAGGTGCAACAGGTGCAACAGGTGCAACAGGTGCAACAGGACGACAAGGTCTAGTAGGTTTACCAGGTCCACCAGGTCCAGTAGGAGGGATAAGTCCTCCAGCTAGTAAAACTACGTCGTGGTGGTAGATCTTGTATCATATATCTTAATAGATATAGTATGAAACTTCCTAAGTTTCTCTTTCCATTTGCTCCTAAAAAGAAACTTTCCGGTATTACGATATTATTGCATTTGGCTGTTTACTTTGCAATTATTTGGATTATACTACAATTAACCCGAACAAGAGTTGAATGTTTTCAGGGAATGCCACCTACGACTTATTATTATGCAGTACATCCAGGCACAAATACTAACTATGCTAGCAATGTAACAGTCCCGCAAGGTTATATGGTTTCTGCAGTTATTGCAGTAGGTTCTGGAGGGGGGTACTCGGGGTGGGTGGGTGGGGGTGGATCGGGTCAAGTAAAGATTGTTAAAAATCTAGCCTTAACTGGTTCTGTTTCTGTAACAATAACTCAAAACACTCGTACTACACATGGTAATACAAAAGTAATAGCAGGTGCTATGCAAATTATAGCTGATAATGGATATAATTCTACTCTGAATCAATTAGCAGGTGATGGTGGTAATAATCCAGGTAGTGGAACTCTTGAAGGCTATAATAAGAATAATATGTGTGATGGTAATGGTGGATCTCGTGGTGGAGCAGGCCACTATAAATGGTCATCGGACTCAGACTATAGACCACCTAATGAATACTTATGTGCAAATATGGCGTATGGACAAAGCCTTGGAAAGAATACAAACGATCTTGGGTTTGGTAGTGGCAGCGATTATCTCGCCAAAGTAATTGCGCGGGGTTGGGTACCAAATCCTGATGAAAGTACTGTAGATAATACAACTATTTCTGGTGCACTTAAAATGAATGGTATTGTTATACCATATAGAGATAGTGATAGTGATTGGAAGAATTATGGTTATATGGATTATTGGGATTATGGTAGTCCAGGTATTGTTATACTTGAATATACAATATTAGGTCCAGTAGGTCCAGTAGGTCCAAGAGGTCCACAAGGTCCACAAGGTCCAATAGGTATCAGAGGAGTAGTACAAGGTCCACAAGGTCCAAAAGGTCCAGTAGGTGCACAAGGTCCACAAGGTCCAGCAAGTATGAGTCTACCAGGTCCACAAGGTCTACAAGGTCCACGAGGTCCACAAGGTCCACGAGGTCCACAAAGTCCACTACCAGGTACACAAGGTCCAATAGGTATCAGAGGAGTACAAGGTGAAAAAGGTCAATTAGGTGCACAAGGTCCAGAAGGTGAAAAAGGTCCACAAGGTCCAGCAAGTATGAGTCTACCAGGTCCAACAGGTAATAAGGGTCCAACAGGTAACAAGGGTTTTACGGGTGGTGAAGGAGATGTGGGTAATAAAGGGGCTACGGGTAATAAAGGGGTCATGGGTGACAAAGGGTCACGAGGTGCAATTGGAAAACAAGGTGCAACTGGAAGACAAGGTGCAATAGGAAAAGAAGGCCCACAAGGCCCACAAGGCCCACAAGGCCCACAAGGCCCACAAGGCCCAGCACTTCCTGTAAGTGTTCCAACCAAGTCGTGGTGGCCGTTTTAGTAAATATATTATAGATATAGTATGAAACTTCCTAAGTTTCTTTTCCATTTGCTGCTAAAAAGAAACTTTCCAGTATTACGATAGCTATAGATTTAGCTGTTTATACTGCGTTAATTTGGATTATATTGCAATTAGTACTACTTATAACGAATTATACAAATGCACTAACGAAATAGACTCATATCGCCGAACCTTATCTGGTCGTAGAACACCCTTCTCAATCTCCATCTGTGCATAACTAGGAGCCAGACGAACAGGGACCTGATATTTCTCGCTCAAGTCACATAAAAGTTTCCACGCATTGAACATAGCCGACTGTTTCGTCAGAACCGGTGTATAACGAAATTCATCTATAGTAAGTTGTTTAGAGCGACTTGTTAGAGGTGCCTCAGAACATAGTCGCATATTAATAATCTTGAGTTTCAGCTTCAGACTCACTGGAAGAATATTCCAACATTGATAAAAGAAGGCCCAGAAATCGCCCTCGTCACTCGTTTTATAGGATGAAAACAGCGACTTATACAAGTTCCAAGCGGCATTCGTATTGCCGAGACTGGATTCCACACGCTCGGGTATATTTTCAAGACTAATAAGACTTGAAAGATTCCCCTCATTGTTCTCAATATCAAACTCCATCATAGGATCCCAGTCATTCCACAGAGTCCACCAGGCGACTTCCATGACTCCTTCGGGAATGTCCATATTTACCACTTCCTCCTTTTCAAGACCTGCAATCTGGCGTTGAAGAGATCGGAGATCTCCTTGGAATGATACGGGTGGTTCTTGCCCGAGCCAGCCTTTCAGAATATCATGTTTGACTGCGTGTACTTGGAAAGTCAGACAAATCTTGGAAATTTGTTGAAGTGTTCGGCTGTCCAACGTATTGGAAATCAGAATTAGAGGTCTCCCCGTTAAGGCCGCTGGACTCTTCAGATAAATGAGTAATTCTTGAAGACCACCTTTTTCGCCATTGCTGAGACCGTCAATTTCATCTAGAAGAATACCAATACCACCTTTTTCGCCGGTACGGATCATTTCCAGAATCCCTCCTTCACGCAAAAGAGGAAGAATCGTTTTCCGAAAGGATGTGCCAGAACGGGTATGACTCGCATTGAATTCAATGACTTTGCATTTTATATCTTGAAAGACGCGATACGCGAGTGTGGTTTTTCCAACACCGGGCTCACCAATCAGAAGAACAGCCGGCTCGGGAGTACGTGTTCTTAGCCAGATTTGTAGCCGTTTCTCTATTTCGGGATGTAAACAAACAGTATCCTCAACCATTTAATGGTACTGATATTGTTTGTTTTATGCGGGGACTCAGACTTTGCTCTGAATATATCCCGTGCCGTAGACTTAATTCTGCGTATAAGGATAGGGTGGTTCTCCACCCAAACAAACACTTCCATCGTAGACTCCCTCCCAAGTGAGTATCATCTCCTTAGTTTGTTTACAGAGGGCCGCTGCCCGTGCCGTACTATTTGTATTATTTGCCATAAGATCAAATACGGTTTTTGGATCACTTTTGGTTCCGTCATTTTGTTGAATACCGCCATTGGGTGCTACACCGAGAGTATCCACACAGACTGCATTACCACCAATGGTTGTTAGTGACAAAAAGTCGGGGCATACATTGATTATCGGAGGCCATGATCCCACACTAGATTCAATCAACGTCCCATCACTTCGGAACCATTTCAAACCAAAGATAACTGTCAGAGAGAGAAATCCACCGAAGAAAATGAATGTCGTCAGATGACGTCCAGTTAAATAGATATAGTAGGAACTACCAATAATAACTGTGGAAGATAGAAATATGAATAATAGAAACAAGAAGTCCATTCTAATGCAAATATGAGTTTTTTATTTTTTGAGATTTTTGTGGGGGTATCTCATTCATGTATCGGAACCGATACACCGCGTGGTTTGGAATTCCGAAATATGAATTTAGCGCTAGAAAACCGCCAAAGGCGGTTTATACGACACTAATATACGATCTGCTTTGGCGGCCGAAAGACTGCTTCGCTGGGATATTAACGCCCGAACTGTGCCACAGGCGCTGCTGCTCCGCCAGTAATCCCCAGATTAATATAGCCCGTCAGATAATCAGCCTTATCAGACGTATTCACGTCACCACCCACACCAAAGGTGCTACCAGTACCTCCCTGTCTAGAAACGACCTGAATCTTTCGGAAGGTTTGGCCTTCAACCACAACTGTCTTACCTGCATCTTTAAGAAGGCAACCGAGGGTACTAATCGTACTAGTGGCGGGAGAACCAGAACTTGCCCATACCGCCGAAGTGAGACTACCAGTATTAGAGTCATAAGCGCTGACCTTACCAATTAAAGATGCTAGAGTAATGTAATAACCACCATCAGTAGACACCTGACGGGAAGAACGGAGAAGAGAGGTCATTATAATCCCGACTTAGAAAAAAATTACCAGCGGTAATCAGAACATGTATTCAGGCGGTGATGATGACCAGCAAAACGGTCGTGTAAATTTCAGTCGCAAACTCCTTTCTGCCGGTGGGGGTGCTGGTGACGTACCCGGATTTCAAACACATACAGAAGCCGAGGAGAGTTTTAAAAACGACATGCTCCGGGGGAATTGGGAAGCGACACCTCTTTCAACTGCCTTCTTTTCCCGGGACAATATTGAAACCATCCAAAATTCTATTCGCAAAGAAGTATTTGAACGCAGCCAACCGAAAGGTTACGTTATTGATAAACAGTCCGTGGATGATCTCAAAATTATCATGCGTGCCATGTATTATCAATACGCCCGGAACTTGCCAGATGATATTGCTGGACAAATCGCAGATCTCAATCATAAAGTCGTAGAATGGAGTGCCCCACACATCCTGAGTGCAGTGGACCACTACTTTTACTATATTAACGACATCAGCCATATGCCGGTCCCTCTTGCACAGCCAAAGAGTCTCAGCAGTGCCGGAACTCGCAGTATGCCAATGCAGCCTTTTATGTAACCGGATACCAGATGATCCGCTTTGCTCAAGCCGATGGCTATAAAAAACCCACTGAAGATCGTGTTCTTATACAAACTCTAAAAAATGGCAATACACTCTTGGCAGTCTTTGACGGCCACGGAGGTCATCAAGTGGCCGAAATCTCTAAAAATGTCTTTACAGATTTGACAAATGATCCGGCATTTGATATGGGCTCTTTAAAGGAACATCTATCACATCTGGATATACGTCTCCGCAAATACAAAAATATAGGGTCCACCGTATCTATAGCCATTATCACATCTACGCATGTGGTCGGAGCCTATCTCGGTGATTCTCCTATTCTCATGTTCACACCCGAAGGACGTATTCTCCATAGCACAAAAGATCATCATCCGATGAATCCAGATGAAAAAGCCCGTGTTGAATCCATGGGTGGTATTATTACACAACACGGTGGTGATGTGCCCCGTATAGGCGGCATTCTAGCACTCTCGCGAGCTCTTGGAGATCACGGACTCAAACCGGCCGTATCTGCCGATCCGGACCTCTTTTCCTGGAAGCGACCTTCCCGGGGCTTCTTGGCCATTGCAAGCGATGGCATGCTAGAAACCCCCGCAGGTAAGACTCGGTCAAGGGGGGCCCTGGCCCGTTTAATTATTGACGGGGGTGGTGACGTTGGTGCAATAGTTGCTGAGCAGGAACGAGTCATGAATTTTAATGGTGACAATCTCTCACTTATTTTGGCGGACGTTTCAGTGGGGGGACGCCCCCGCAGAGCCTAGGCCTTTTTCACAACTATCTTTCCTCCACGTACCTTCTTGACCGCCTTTCCGGCCACTGACACTTTCTGTTCAAGTTTCTTTTCTCGCGTCGTGCGCATATCATCCCACGCCACGAGGAACGCCTCCAAATCACGCAACCACATCTGAGTAGTGCTCATCATACGTAGACGTAAGAGTGCCGCACGGGCCTCCATAACAAGCCGTTTTGCATCTTCAATCGCCGCCGCCTTTACACGGTCAATACGAATCCGCAGCAAGTATTCATACGAATCCACCACATCCGGCTGCGCCGGATCACTCAGAGGTGGCAACGAATGCGTCTTCAAACACGCGACGATCGCCTCGTCAGTCGCACGCCGGAGCTCAATCGTTCCATCCAGAACGCCCTGGAGGAAACGTGCCTTGGCATCCGCCTCCACTGCATCACGCTCCAACCGCGCCATCTCATTCGCCTTCCGCTCTTCATATTTTGCAAGTCGCACTCCATAATACTCCTCCATCATGTCCCCGACACATTTGTAGTTAGTAATCGCCATATTCTTGTTGAAACACACCATATTGGACGTACGCCATACATTCGTCAAATGAAACCGCTTCTCAAACTCCGCAGGATTGCTCTTCACATCGTCATAGTACTCCGGATCCAGATACAGAACAAACTTGATATCAATATGATTATACAGATCATCAAACTCTCGTAGAACCGGTTTGCCGTCATCGCCGCGTGCATGTGCATCGGTGTCTGTAACCATCGTGTCCAAGAAGGCCTTGTAGTCATGTGTCCAGACCCCTACAGGAAGTTCCGTGATTGTCACCGTCTGCTTCTCATCATCGCAGGTATATAGACCCTTCGTCTGCCAAACACCGTCCTCTACATGCAGAACGGATCCACGAAATCCGAACCACCATGGCCGCAGAGCAATATTCTCCAACGTCTCTCGGCGACCTTCTAGACGATCGCGCAAGAGTGTAACAACCTCCGTGGGATTGTGTGGAGGAATGTTCGTACTGAATCCCGTGCCAATCCCAATGCTGCCGTTGATGACGAGCATCGGGACGACCGGGAAATACGTCTCCGGCTCCACGACGACGCCGTCGTCATCTAGATGTTTCAGCACCGTGGAATCCTCTTTCCGGAAGATCATATCCACAATTCGTTCCAGCTGTGTATGGATATACCTCGGTGAGGCGGCATCTTTGCCACCCTGAAGACGTGATCCGAACTGACCACCCGGGTTTAAAAGATGCACATTGTTCGCACCCACGAAATTCTGGGCCATACTGATAATCGCCCCATTGAGAGACGCCTCGCCATGGTGATAGGCGGAATGCTCGGAAATATAGCCGGCGAGTTGGGCAACTTTAATCTCCGCCCGCAGATTACGTTTCAGACACCCAAATACAATCTTCCGCTGCGACGGCTTCAGACCATCCATAATATGCGGAAGAGACCGCAGATTATCCCCATTACTGAAGTGAATGAGCTCGTCATTGATGAAACGCGTAATAGGGACTTCACCTGTCGTCGTATCCAGAACCGTTTTGGGATTGTATTCGGCGAGCCACTTCTTACGGTCATCGGCCCTCTTCTTGCTAAAGGCGAGTGACATGGCCTCGTCAGTCTCCATATCCCAGCCGTATTTAATGCCATGAATGTCGCGAAACCACTCCTCGGTCTCTTCATCTGTGGATGTACCGAGACCTTTGTAGTACTTCAAGTGCCAGCCACGTCCCTCGTCGGGTTGTGCTGCACGCCAGGCCTCGTATTCACCCATACTGTAGAAGGAATTCACCGTGCCGCGCCGTGTCGCTTTCAGAAGTGGCGTCATAATGGAACAGAGGAAACCTGTCTTGACGAGCGACGGCCATTCGGTGTGAAAGAGGTTCATCAACAGACCTTTAATGTGCGACCCATCCAAATCCTGGTCGGCCATGATCATCAAACGACCATAACGGAGCGACTTGAGATCGCGATAAACCTTGTTTTGTTCTAGACCGAGAATCTTCTTGATGGCTGCGAGTTCTTCATTCTTGGCGAACTTCTCAGCGGAAATATCGCGGACGTTCAATAGTTTCCCCTTCAAAGGAAAGACGCCCCACGCTTCACGCCCTACGACTTTGAGACCTGACACGGCAGATGTCGCAGCTGAATCTCCCTCAGTCAGAATCAGTGTGCATTCTGTGGATCGCGCCGTGCCCGCCCAGAGTGCATCTGTGAGTTTCCCCATACCGTACAAGCGCCGCTTTTTGGATCCATCGGTCTTTTTGGCCTCTTTTGCCGCCTTTGCATCCAGAATCTGCTGCGCCTCATCAAGAAGACCGAGTTTCATCAAACCCTCTGCAAGACGTCCGCTGGTCTTGAACTGTGACCCAAATTTGGTCGCCGGTGTTGTCAGCGTCTCCTTCGTCTGTGAATCAAATGACGGGTTCACAATTGTCGCATTCACAAAGAACACCACGTGTTGTTTCAGAAGCGCCGGTTTAATATCCACCTTCTTCTTTTTGGCGAGTTCTGTGAAATCGCCCAGAACATGCTTGAGGACCGTGTCCACATGTTTACCACCCTTTCGCGTATTGATGCCGTTGACGAAGGAGATCTGCTTCTCGGCACCAGCACTCTCGTCATCAAAGAGGGTCCGAGCAAGCGCCACAGCGACTTCCCAGCGCTCTCCACATCGTTCATAGACGACAGTGGAGCTCGTCTGAAGAAACAGTCGGACGAACTTCTCAAATGTATTGGTCTCCACTGTCTCGCCGTTAAACGTCACCTTGACAGCCGCCCCCGCGAGCATGGCGAGTTCAATGACTCGTGTCTTGAGAACACTCTTCATGACAGGCACATTGAGTCCGACAAAACGGGTCAGATCGGGTGTATACGTGATACGTACATGCCCCGTCTTTGCCTTGTCCTTTTGCACATTAGGTTTACCGACGGTCCCCATATGATCGGTCCATTCCTGAGTATAGAACTTCCCTTGGCTGGGATTCCGGACCTCTACAACGAAACGGTTGCTGAAGATATTGGTCAGTTTCGCTCCATAACCGTTCTTGCCACCGACGATTTTTTCTTCCGACTTGTCGTAGTTGCTGCTCGTCAGCAAATGGCCGAAAATCAGCTCGGGGGTCCAGACTTTGTACTCAGCATGCTCTTCAATAGGAATACCATCGCCATCATTCATGACAGAAATCGTGAGCGCCCCATCCACTTCCGCCACAGTCACGTGAATGTGCTTGACGGGTGCCGCCGTGCCGACAGAACGAACGAGTGCATCCCTAGCATTTACGATAATCTCATCAAAGATCTTGTAAAAGCCGGGATTGAACTGGATATCCTTTTGGACCATCTTTTTCTGTTCGTCATCGTACAGCCAGCGCAACTCCAAATGAGTTTCCACCGACCCAATATACGTGTCGGGCAGCTCCAAGATGTGGTCACGGTGAGTATGCTTTTTATATGCTTCTGACATTGTATTCCTACCAGTAAGGGAGGGGTATGGCACATTCAAATTTACGCTGCCGCCGCCCGGCCGGCCAAAAAAGAACGCCCCTCCAAAGAAGAAATGGACTATTCGCAATCACCGGCATCCAATACAGTGACAATTGGATCGTTTCCACTTGGTCTGGCTCTACAGGAATCTGAAGATGGATATTTTGTCGTTACAAATATGGCGAGATCACTTGGGGCACTTCAACGCGGTCATGAATTGATCGCCATGAACGGTGCTTCTCTGGCAAATATGTCTTTGAAGGATCTGGAGAAGCTTCTGGGGCAACTCCGAAAAGAGAGGAAAACGGTCACATTTACATATCGGAGACCTCCCGACGACGCCAATGGACCGTTGTTCATGCCTTTTGACGAACCGATGGGGGATCCCAAATGTTGCACGGATCAAACGACGGCCATGACGGAATCTAACAATCTTCCGGAACGTATAACCACGATCCGGACTTCTGCAGCAATGCCGATCCATTTCACACATGCTGTGAATACAACGGATTTGATAACACCGAACGATCTCAAAAAGACGATTATAAATATTGATTCGCGATTTCGCGATTCCGATCAACAGACGAGCACAAATTTCACCTACCGAATGGATCCGCAGATTAAAAATGTCATACGAATCAAACTCGTTTCTATAGAATTTCCGAATGTATTTTATACGTTTTCCCAGAGTCGGGGGAACACGCAGTTTAGCGTCAGTATTGGTGGGAGTTCTGTACCAATTCTGATTGATGACGGAAATTACAGTATGACGACGATTCAAACAGCAATTCAGGCGAGTCTAGATATTGCCAGTCCACTCTTGGGGATACCTTCTCCAGGTCTAGCGATTGCAGTAGATCCGTACAATGGTCGTGTGAGCATCTCAGCACCGGTGACATTTACTCTTGATTTTGGCGGCTACACTTTGGGACGGGCTCTAGGATTTAATGGTGGCATATACTCTGGTACTCTCTCCTACACAGGCGAATCCACACTAGATATATATGGGGAACAATATGCTCTATTTCAACTCAATGACTTTAATAATGTGGAACAACGAATGAAGGACAAAAATATTGTGATGGCGTTTGCAAAGATTATTTTAAAATCCGGCAAATTTGCCGTGAATTATGATGATTCATCCAATTTATTGACGAAAGAGATCATTTTTGCTCAGCCGAATAATCTGTCGCAATTGACTATTATATTTAGAGATGCCTATGGTGGGATCATTAATAATGGTGGTATTCATATATCGTTTGCACTGGAAGTTACAGAGGTCATGAATTGTAAATTATACGATTATTATAGGAATTATTTACTGGCTAAAAATTGAACACCTAGATATATGACAAGCGGTTAACAAAATGGCCTGCAATTGTGACGAGAAATATTTGACTAATACGGAGTCCTATTTTCACAGGGCGTGTCCGAAGTTTTGCGGAATCGTGTTGACGTATGCTATGCCGAAATCGGAAACGCGGCGACTTATCTTGAAGGAGATGATTGATTTCATTCATGGGATGACCCGAACGACGAAAACGAGCTTTTATGGTATCGCGGTTGGTTACACGTTTCTGGATGGTATGTTAAAGCGTCATGTGGCGATGATAGTACGAGAGATTGGTCGTGGAGATATAACGGCGATTGTAAAATGGTATGAGGGTACGTTTATGCAGTTTCTGAGGGAGATTCAGTGTGAACCTCAGGATGTATCCACACTCACAATCAAGATTCCACCAATCACTGCGGCAGATTTACAGTCGCCAAAGTCCTCTTAGATAATCTTTGAATATTGTAGTATAATGGCTAAAAGAGGTGGTGCGTCTATTGGCCAACCTATGTCTTTTTTTAAAGGGGCAGGACGGACACGCAAACGGGCGGCACGAACACGACTGGGCCGACGCGTAAGCGGAGGGTTCAAGAGTTCGGAACGAACACGACTGGGCCGACGCGTAAGCGGGGGGTTCTATCCGTCACTTATGGGTGGCGTCTTACAGAATGGCCCCTATTTAGTGACGGCAGCCTTCGCCCAAGGCTCACGTCTTGTAAGTGGAAATAAGGAACGAATGGCGTCACGTGGGATGAGAGAAACTAAGAGACGCTCCCGGACCCGCCGCACGGCAAAAGCCTAAAGATATTTCAGTTCAAACGAAGTAGATTATGGCAGTATCTACGAGAGACGCAAATGTAAATGCCAATGGCAACCTTTTTGAGATTAAGACAGTACAGTCCGGCGTGTATCGTCAACTCATTGAGGCTCTTAAAGATATTCTTACGGAGGCAAATCTGGAGTTTGATCAGACCGGCATTAAACTGATTGCAGTGGACGAGTCGCACACAGTTCTAGTCTATAAACGACTGTTTGCCGACCGATTTGAGTACTTCTATTGTCCCAAAAAGTACGTCTTGGGAACGAACATGATCTACTTTTTCAAGCTCATTAAGACGATGGGAAACAATGACAGCCTCACTCTTTTTCTGCCGGCGAGTAATCCAAACAAGCTCGGAATTCGGATTGAGAATACGGAAAAGGCGACTGTAAACACGATTTTCCTCAAACTATTTGACACAGATATTGAGGATATTCAGATCCCCAGTCTGAATTTCACGAGTATTATTCACATGCCGTCCACAGATCTGCAAAAGGTGTGTCGCGACATGAATTCGCTGGGTGAGAAGTTGGATGTGGAGGTGACGAGCAGTGGCAGCGACCTCATTTTCCGTTGCACGGGAGATTTCGCGGAACAGGAGACTATTATTTCAGAGAACAACAGTACAATGAAAGTGCACAAGGGATCCAACAATTCGTCAGAGATTGTTCAGGGGATTTTCCAGTTGAAACATCTCGTTCTTTTTACGAAATGCACTAGTCTTTGTCCGTCGGTAGAGTTATATCTTAAAAATGACTTTCCACTCATTTTGAAGTACACTGTGGGAAATTTGGGTGAGGTGAAGCTTGTACTAGCACCGATGAAAAATAATCAGAATAATATTTCAAGTTAGGCCTTACATTTTCTTATCCACATGGGGTGTATAAATTACATCACTCGCGGATAACTTCGGATTTACTAACATTAAATCGCCGGCATTCTTAAATTTGGATGAATCTTTGTTCCAGATTTTAATAATATAGAAACCGATCTTTTGCGTATTCCCCTGTTGAAGAACTTTCGGGGAAATTGTGACACCGACAATGCTGTCGGCCGTATTACGCACAGTCATGGTCATCATGGACGCCAGTGCATACATTTTATAATAGTCTAGAGCGGCCTCGGGGCCTGCACGAAGACTATAGGAGCCGCCACGAATATTGAGCGCGTTTTCCCAAAGAGGTGGATGAGGATCACGCATAAAGAAGAACATTCCTTGCCCGAGGCGTGTATCAAGTTCATGAAATAGTTGGACTGTTTCACGTAAGGTTTTCACCGTCGCAATCGGTTCAAACGTTTCGCTCGTCCAGCGCTTCTCGCGGGCAGCATGGTAGTAAAACGTCCATGTGCCTGTGGGGAGTGGCTCGTCAAGATGCTTCTGGAAGTCCATACTACCCCCTTATATATGAAAATGCTATATCAATTTTAGACCCTCAGCGGGACCGTTATTTCTTCACATGTGTTTTTCACAACCTTTAGAGAATATGTACCATCAAAGGGTACGTATTTCCCCATTTGAACAGCCCACGCACTTACATAATGCATATGAGTGGGCTCCATATCGCCCGACCAATACACATTCTCAAAATGGGCTGTTAAATCCGCCTGATATTTATCACTGATGAGTTCCGCCGATAAAATAGGGGTTCGGTTGCGTGTATTATTTATACTAGAGTAGGTGTAAAAATAATTATTTAAGGAGTCATAATACCATTCAATGCTTGACATTGGGGATGGTAGAACATCTGCCACTTTCACTGGAACGAGAGAACCTTTTGTAAATGCATAGATGGGTTTTGAGAGAAGATCATTCCATATAAAGTTTGCTAAACGATATAGGCCCCGCTTACATGCATCCGAATAGATCATGAACTGGTTTGCAAATATTAAAGCCTCTTGCATCTAAATATCCTATCTTGGATCTCCTTTAGAACATGAAGAACACTGTTTTTTTGCGGGAATCATTTGACCCGGAACTGGACAGCTACTTTCAGAACCTGGATCAGGCTCCTTTTTTTTACCGGGAGACTCTTTACTACCAATGCAAGTATCGCAATGATATTTATGCCCGTGCCCATTTCCTGGTCGGCCTCCTGGCCATCCTCCATGACCATCTCCTGGTTTGGGTCTTTCTTCTGATCCACTGAAAAGAAGACCAATAATAGTTAAGAGTAGTGGTACCGATAATATTCCCCACGCAACTAGATCATGCCCTTCTTCATGTAAATAACTTATTAGTAGAAAGGCAACAATACCTAGAAAAAAATGTCCTTTTGCTGCATCAGCACGTCGTTTCATTAAATCAGATATAATAACTGCTATAAAAAGCGCAGCGGTTATAAATGCGGGTGTATTGTCCATTCTATTAGACACTCTTATAAATTTGTAGTTTGTTGAGTTCGGGATTGTACTTGGCGAAAGGTCGCTCTTCTAGATCACCATTTGCATCCATACGATAGACATCATCCATACTATCCTTGTAAAATGTGCGCCCTTTGTATACAAATTCTTGAAGTGCCTCTTCTTCCTCCTGGACCTCTTCTTCCTCCTGGACCTCTTCCTCCTCTTCTGCCTCCTTTACCTGACCCTCCCACTCACCATCTTCTGGCTGTTCCACTGGCGCGGGTGTGTCCTTTAACACTACTACCGTACTCTTTGCAGGAGTAATACTCTCCACTTTCACATTTATATCTCTTGTCTGAGGTGCAGTATTCTCTTCCTTCCATGGAGCCCTCTCTAAAAGCCTAGGGGTGACAGTGGTAAGAGCATCCAACCTCCGTGTCAGCTCTGCTACAGCGTCCTTCAAATCCAGAATGTCAGCCGTTCCTTCTGGCAGAGGCTTCTCATATGTCTTTGTAATGACATCCTCAATAACACGAAGACGTTGGGACAATGATGTCTCAAGGTCTGCGAATAACTGGCGAATTGTACAAACCGATACCATCTTTCTAATTTTACCATTCATACCCTCCGCGCCCTCAATTTTACTAAAAGGCCGCTGCGCTCTGCCTACCAAAGGTTACAGGGCTGCGCTCTGCCTACCAAAGGTTACAGGGCTGCGCTCTGCCTAGCACTACCCGAGCGCACAGTAATATTCATACAGACATCCAGCGTACTCTCACGATCCTTCAGCGGCTTCGTCCGTTTCAAACGCAACCCTTCTTCCGCCCTCTGCATCTTGTCTACCGTCTGTGTCAATGTATTCTTAATACTCATGTCAAAGAAGTCAATCGGTTTCGTATCAATAGATCCCAGAATACTCACCATCGGTGGCATATGCATATCTACACGCACCTTCCCATCACGAATGGTCGCACGATAACTCTCAATTGTCAGAGAGCCCCCGAACAGCTTGAGTGCCTGACGCGTCGGCGACGGGAAAATTCGCCCCCGTCCCTCCTGATCATAAATCCGATGCAGCAGAGCCATTCGTTCCCAGCGTGTATGAGGATCCAGCGTCTCTCCCATCAGATACGCCACAGCACATTGTGGACAACAAAAGTTCCCATATACCGTATAAATTCCAGCAACTTCTCTTTCGGGAATTACTGACGGTGTCCAATCAAACCCGTGTGCACACCAAAAGCACGCAATGTCCGTCCGATCTGGCATCTTTTCCGTATTTGCAGAATTGCGAAACTGTACCATAAGATCCGCTTTGATAAATGTCGGCATCGCCTTCGTCTCTGGTGGGAGCACGGCGGCGCATGCGGCGGCGGCTGCGTCAGCCGGTCCTACGGAGGCACCGCCGTCAACGACCGCCTCGTATGCCTCGTGGCGCTCGGCAAACACGTCATCAGCCTCCGCATCATACGGCTCCGGCTGCACAGGAGGATTCGGATCATACTGAATCGGCGCATCGTGAAATTGTACATCCCCCGTACGGATTTTTAAATGCGCAATGAGAGGACGACGCGGCTCATTCTGAAAACTCCCCTGAATTCCGTCGGGTGTCACAACAGCCACCACTTTCACATCCTTCTTCACCCTCGGTTTACGCTCGCGCTTCATGTTACTGCCGGATTTCTGTGTGCGTTATTTAGGCCCAAGGCCCAAGGCCCAAGGCCAAAGTCACGAGATCTAAAGCGCGCCCATGAATTCGCATCAGTCATATGGAGGTAGATGGACTTCCGAAACGGATTCAAAAAATACTGACACAAATGATTGAATATCCGGAATGTCGTACTCACCTTCTTCTCGTCGGTCCTCCAGGCAGCGGCAAGACGACCTCCGCACAATACTTTGTGAAACAGATCTATAAAGATACGCTCTATGGGAAAGCACTATTTCTCAATTCCAGTGACGAGCGCGGTCTAGAGGCAGTCCGCAGCCGTGTCTACCCCTTTTTACGATCCGGTCTATCAAATCTGTTCGGCGCCGCCGGCGGCCAAGAATATCCCAAAGTCATTGTGTTTGACGAGGCAGAGACACTTACAGACCAGGCCCAAATTGCTCTCAGACCGATTCTGGACCGTTCCCCCCGCTCCGTCATGATCATGTTTCTCTGCAATTCCGTTTCACGAATTCATTCATCCATTATTCACAAATTTATGACCGTTCCATTTGAGGCCCCACAACAAACGAATTTCCAGCTCCGAATTGAGAAAATCTTCAAAACTGACTGCAAAATATCGGGTATTGATATTTTTTTTCGACGTGGCGACATTCGCTACTTCCTTTTGAATCCCGGCAAATATTCCGACTGTTCCAATCTCTTTAACGATCTCTTTCACACACATCTTGATATTCTCCCCGATACCATTTTGAAGTATATTCATAAATGGAACACCATGGATTTTCTCATGTTTGCGTTTTTTCTTCTGTCCCACTTCAAACAATTAACACCGCGAGCCATTCAAGAGCTTCTCAGAATTTCTGATACAGATCTGATTAAAATGTGCTCTCCCAAAAAACGCGCTACGATGTTTCTCAGTTGGCATTTGGAATTCTTATTTGGCCCTGCACATAGCCCAAGTAAAAATTGGGAGGATATTACGGTTTAAAGCCAAGTATGCCAGAATTCACACCTCTTCGTATTTCCACGTTAGTTACAACGGGACATGTGGGGGACAAAGTGGATATTCAGACACTCTTTGATAAAGTGTCAGATCTGATTATTCCACTCGGATATCCTGAAGAGGGGATTTTGAAAATGGAGCACGAAAAATACGTCAAAGGGTGGGCAGAACGTGATGTTCTGACAAAGAGGAAAGTGTCTGACCGAATATTCTTCAATCAGGCCACTCTTGTTATACGAAAACGTCGCAGCGACTCTACTGACACATTCAAAGAGGTCAATGTGAAACTATTTGCAAACGGAGGTTTTCAAATGACCGGTATTACGAGCGAAGAGTTCTCCCGGCAGGTTATTGATTGGCTCTTGGATAAACTCCGGCTTCTTCTTGGAGTGGACTATACTCTGGCAAAGTTCGCCATACAACTCTTGAACAGCGACTACAAAGTTAATGCCGATGTCAAGAGGAGTGAGCTTCATAAGATCTTATGTGAGAGATATTCGTTATTTTCCACTCTGGAGACGACAAATTACCAGGGGGTCAAAACGGGCTACTATTATAATGAAGCATATCCTCTCAAGACGGGAATCTGTAGATGCCCAAATTTCTGCAATGGACAAGGGGATGGGAAATCAGTCGGCAATTGTAAAAAGATTACTGTGGCCGTTTTCCAGACAGGTAGTATCATTGTGACAGGGGCGCGTTGTATTGCACAATTGGACGAAGCGTACGATTTCACAAATGATATTCTGGTGAAACATGCGGCGGAGGTTCTCAATCCCAGGACCGCTGCGTAAAAGACGCTAATAGTCTTTCCCGGATTCATCCAGAATTTTAAATATGTCTGCCCCCACAACGAACGTTAGTGTAACTTCTGGAGGCGCCACCGCCCCTGCCGCACCCGCTGGACCTCTTCCATCTCCTCAGGCACTCGTCAATGCCGCCAAGCTTTCTATTGACCAGGACAAACCCATTCAGCTAGACTATTATGTTGATACTTTCAACAAGAAGGCATTTTTAGGTCAGGACGACAAGTCCGGTGAGCGCATGCTTGTCAAGAGCGGTGACGAGTTCACGTCACTGATTAAGAATGTCTACAAAGTGGGTGATGACTATATCGTTGTTACTGAGAACAGTGTGTATATTGTCAGCGGTAAGATTGAGCGCCGTATGATTACATCTCCCCGGACTTAGATAGAATGCGCAACTATCTTGCGTTTGCAATACTTGTTATCTCCTTTTTTGCCACTGTTCCACAGTTACAAAAAACGATATCTAGCGGGAGTACGGATGATTTTAGTGAAGTGACTCTTATTATGAATCTTATAATCAATGCACTTTTGGCAATTCATGCATACTTGACACGCGATGTGGCGATTCTCGCAGTCGGTGTTTGGTATTTTATATTTTGGTCTATTCTGACAGCCTATAAATTAAATATTGTGCACATTTAGAAATGGCATCTAGACGCGCTTCTCGTAAAAATAGAGGCAGTGGGCGCAAGTCTAGACGCGGGTCCATGCGCGGGTCCATGCGCAAGTCCAGGCGCAATGCCAGACGCACTATGTACGGCGGCCAATCAAACGTTGGCGACACCTCCATGGATATCGCCACGCAGCAGAGTCTGAAAAACGGCCAGGGATTTCAGACTTTCCATGCATCTCAGCACGGAGGGATGGCCCCTGTGGGGGATACGGGTGTTCTAGATTCAGCTCTCGTCCAGGCCTCTCGCACGGGGCCCACTCTACAGGCATTAGCGGATGCCCAGGCTCAGGGACCCGACCAGGCAGGCGGCGGCCGCCGTCTCCGTCGCATAGTTAAGAAGACTAAATCGTTTTTCAGCCGCGTATTTGGTAAAAAAGGCCGCGGCCGTCGCAGCAAGCGCCGACAGCGCGGAGGGTATGCCCCGGTAGACGCACCCGATACACTTCTTCCACCAGATCTTGCATCTACCGCTCTCGGTGGCCAGAATCCCGAGATGGCAATGGCTGAAGATCCTAACTTTCTGGCGCCCCAAGGCATGTAATCAGCGCATCCCGACCTGCACGCAAGGCCGCGCGATCCTTCTCATTCACACTAACCGTTATACGGACAAACAGATTGCCAAACCCTTTGGCGTTCTTTTTGGGCATCCCTTTTTGATTGATAACAACTGTATCTGTGTGACGAGTACCCGCATCCACCGTCACTGGCAACCCACCAGGATATCCCGGATGCGTCTTAATCTTCTTTTCACATCCTGTCAGACTCTCCAATAACGTCACACCAATCTCTGTATATAAATCATCACCGATACGCTTCCACTCGCTCGTCGCCTCATCCGCCTCTTGTAAAATAATATTCACATCACCCGGCTCCATGTACCCAGGATCGTCGCTACACTCATTGGCAAACACCAGCACTTCACCCGGCCGCATACCAGGATCAATCTTTGCATGCAGCGTCTTCTCCTGTGTCAAGAACTTCTTGCCGCTACAGCCCGTGCATATCTTTGCCGGCATACGTCCTTTGGCGTTACAAAGACTGCACGGACTACGATTTATAGCGGCGAATCCCGGTCCCATTTGCATCATGCGCTCCTGGAAACCGTTTCCTCCACAATCAGGACACTGTTTGTACGAGAGCGCCCCCTCTCCTTTGCACTCGCCACAGAACTTCTTACGATCAAACGTGAGTTTCACCTGTTTTCCGTAATAGAAGTCAAAGAGTGTGAGAGGCATTTCTGTAATTTTTGCCGCCGGCTTTTGCCGTTTTTGCTGCGGGCCAGGGCCGCGACCACCGCCTCCCCCAAACATCCCTCCCATTCCACCAAACATGGAAAAAATATCCGGCATCCCCATCCCCTCAAACGGGTTGCCGACCGCCGCGCCCGCCCCATCTATAGAGCCAGTCAGGTCATATACTGATCGCCGAGAATCATCTGACAGAACTTCATAGGCCTGACTCATCTCCTTGAACTTTTCCGGATCACCTCCTCGGTCAGGATGGTGTTGTTTGGACAATTTCATATATGACTTACGAATGGCATCTCTATCGGCATCTTTAGAAAGCCCGAGAACTTCGTACAAGTTCCTTGACATCTTCTCATTTGTTTGTTACGCGAGTTTAAGTGATATCTAGGTAGAATGACCTCCGTTGGCCGTAATTATTTAACTCTGACGGCACACCAAAAGCCGACCGTGGGAGATATGAAGACGTCCGCTGTGAACATTGATCACATGGGATGGCTTAAGTGTGATGGGCGAGGTCTCACAGTTGCCGATTATTACTGGCTCTGGCAAGTCATTGGATATTCGCATGGTGGCAGTGGCAACACCTTTAATTTGCCCGCCGCGGCGGGGCGCGTTCCCGGTTTTATTGGGCAGAGTGTTGGAAGCAATTGGGCTCTTGGTGATCTTTCCGGTGAGGAGAAACACACTCTGACTATTGCGGAAATGCCCACGCACAATCACAGCAATGTCACGGATTTGAGTGGTACGGGGATTAGTGTCAATAGTAATGGTGCACACACGCATACACAAACAACAGTGAATGATGACTATAATAATTCTTCATCATATCCTAATTATACTAAACCAAGTTATCCCAATTATGACGGTGCTGGAAGTGTAACGTGGACAGATACAATTAATTCTGCAGGCACTCACACGCACACCCTAACTGACCCCACCCACAACCACCGCATCAAGAATCAGGGTGGTTCCAACGCCCACAACAACATGCAACCCACCATTTTCGTCGGTAATATGTTTATTTATTCTGGGAAGTCAACAAAGGTCCCAAACAACAATTTCGGCAATTACCCCTATTTCGCCGGCGGTATTTTCTAAGGCTAAGCGCGCTGTCTAGCCTGCGCCTCCAAAAACTGCGTATATTCCCGATAACTTGCAAAACGATAATTCGGATTTTGTTTAACATCCCGAAGAATTTCGTCACTCCCTCTCATAAATGTCCTATCTTGATTATCACGCGGTTTCATATTTCTCAAAGGGTCTTTTAAACTTAGAACAATCGGTTCACAGAGTTGCCGCAGATCATTCTCTGGTAACGTTGCCAGATCACGATTAAACGTTGTCAGACGAATATTATAAGTATAATTGGGGGAGAGTCCCAAACAATCCACATATCCCCGTCCCCAATTAAATTCATACTGAGTTTTCGTAGAACTCGCTGTGAATTCTGGATGTTTATTTGTGTCTCGCACAGATTCTATTACGGCATAGTATTGACTCGGTCCACCCGTATAAATTCGTACACCCCCTTTAATGGCCTCCGTTCGGAGAACCTTTATAACTGCACGAGGAACTCCCACCACCTTTTTCGTCGTCATCACCACAACGGGTCCGTAGATACCTGACCATACCACGCGACCATCGGTGAGCCATGCACCAACACGGAAAAACCATGCACCCATTCCTGTGTCTAATTCTAGGCCGGTAACGGCCGGCACAACAAACGTCCGTTCCCGTGTCAGAAAATCCGCCGACGTCGCCACTTGCACGCTAAGAGCTTTTGCCTCACCAATGAGTTCCCAACTCAGGGCGAGTTTATCGCCAACACTCCCACCGCTAAGATTCTGGATTATCATTCTCTTTTGGAGGTATGTTTTGGTTGCCGCGCCGCGCCCGCGCCAGCGCCTAAGAACACCCCACAAACCCCTCTTCAGAATGGCCCCCACTATTAAAACGAATCTCATAGGCCAAGAAGAAACACTCACCACTCTCAATAAAGTCCTCGCCAATCCACCCCATCTCTTTTTCAGCGGTTGCTACGGCTCAGGAAAGACGACACTGGTCAACGACTTTCTCACCGCCTACTATGCACAACACGGGATGGCCTATCCACACCCTGGGTGGATTTTAACACTGTCATCCGAACAGGATCGTGGTATTCATTGTGTGCGCCAATCAGTCGCAGAATTCGTCCGCCACAATTCGGAACGACCGGGGGTGTATCGTTGGATTGTTGTGGATGACGCAGATTCGCTCCCGATTATCAGTCAACAGGCCCTACGACGCCCGATGGAAACCTATGAACGCACGACACGATTCATTTTCTGTTCACGATATTCCACGGATCTTATTCAACCTCTTCGCTCACGATGTTTGCACGCAGAATTAGATGTCATATCCCCGTTTTTACTGATTGAACATTTCACGACGATACTCGGTGTCACTCTCACATTTACTCCCGAAGCGAAGATATTTTTCATGAAACTGGTGAAGACACCGACGGAAATATATAATTATCTGCGAATTCTTGCACGTGATCCTGATATAGAAGGACGACACATTACTGATACGGATTTAATAGACCGTTTTACGGCACCATCATTTCATCTATGCTATTTACTTTTGATTGCATATATATACAAAAGGGAAGAGGAGATTCTCCAACATTTCTTGGATATTTGGGCAACAGGAATCAGTTATGAAGATTTCCTATATGAACTCTCTAATGCGATCAAACAATTCGGGGTCCTTCCGCCTAGCACTGCACAGACAATACACCAATTAATCATGCGAGGTTGGATTTCCTATGCACAAGGCAAAACACACGTTATGGATTTAATGAGACTTTTTATTGGCGATCTTACTACCCCCACTTTATAGATATGCCCGGTGCAATTCCTGACTCCGTGCCCAAGCGCATATTTCGCCGAGCACCACCCAAAGAACTCGTGGAAGATATTTTGCGTCATTGTGGATTAAAAGAGGGCTTTGCAGATATTCGCTGGTTTTCGCGAGAAGAACTCGTACTTGCCACCTTAGAAGAGTGGCTTCCACTCATAGAACCCTACTATGTCCCCTGCAAGGCCCGGAGATTTCTAGATAATTTCAATTCAGGTCGCTGTGTAACAGTGCTGCGTCACTGCCTGCGTTGTTATGAATATGATTTACAAACACATGAGTGTGTATATAAATCACAGAAACAGACTCTATATCAAATTCAGCCGACGAATAGTCTTCATGATCTGACAGATGGTGATTTGAAGGTGAGTTTTACTTAGGCTTCGGCCCTGGGCCCTGAGCCTACTGCACTTGGGCCCGCCTGAAAAGCTCCGTCACAACCAAATCAGATTCCATAATCTGATCTTCAGACATTCGTAAAAACCAGCCAAAGGCTGAGCGATCACGAAGTTCCGGCCATGGTACTGGAACATAGAGATTATCACTTGTTATGTCAAACGGTATTATACCATTTGCCAAAATATCATCAATCTGGATTCGTTTACCTGCACCCCCCGTCCGAGATCGTTCGGCCCATGGACGAAGCTCCACTTGTGCCGGATTTTGCGAAATTGCCAGAAATGCATCCGAATAATCATCATGACGAATCTGACGACCACCCCCCGCCTTATCTAGTCGTGTACGTGCAGCCGCCTCCCATGTTACCCACAGCGGCATTCCTGAACGCGGCGCCCATATAACACGCAAACCGGGCGTACCAGTTCCCATCTTATCCGCATATGGCGTCTCATCATCCATTCCGAAAAACACCGTCTTATCCTTTGGAAGAGCACCAAGACGATGTATCCAGATTGTGGAGGGTGCCACCCAGAGTCCACCCCAACGTGCCAGAACCGCCGCACGAATCCAATTTAGTTCGCCCTCTCCCACCGATGCCAATGGATTCTGTAAAAGTGTCGGCATCTTATCCACCCCACCCAACCGATGTGCCAGATCCGTCAATCCATTTATCACCTCCACACGATATTCAGGCGCCGTCGCACGAACAATTGATTCGTAACAAAGATTCAGATAAGGAACATTAAGAACACGATCAGATCTCGCCCCAAAATCCGCCCATGCCCGGCTATTCACATCCGATTCGTCATAATATAACCACACGATCGGAAGATCCTTTCCGGAATTCAATAAATTTTTATCTTGCCATGCATCTTCCTGTACTATATCGCGCGATGCCGACATACCCAATATCGCCGCAATGGCTGCAACTATGCTCAGAGTTATTAACATTTTCCGATTCATTCTCTGAAGATGGCTACGGTTTTGTATCCATCAAAATCAACCGCTTCATCCGCTCAAAATGCTGTGACTCTATACGACCCTCTTGTGCCGCCCGCAACTGACGCTGTTGCTCTGCACGTGCTGCATGATGTTCTGCCTCAGAAATCGCCTCCATTTCACGATCACTCAACGGATCCGGCGCCCGTTTTCGTGCCGCCGAATACTGCTCCAGATTTCGCTGCTCAGGCCGAACACCCGCCACTTGATGACTGAATACATTCTCCGTCGTATACGCCTTCTTCAGATCCGTATATTTCATGGATGCATTCGCCGCCGCCGTATAGTCACCCGTATAAGTTCGTCCGATCTGTGTCCCCATTCCTGGCGCCATCGTCAATGCATCCGGCGTCAGCACTTGCAGCCCCGTGCCCGCTCCGCCCGCCCGTGTTCGTGCATCATCTTCAAAGGTTTTATTGAAGACATCACGATTGAATTTCCCCCCAAACGTTGGACCTTGTGACGCCCCCGCCCCCGCACCCTTCAACCAATCACCATATCCCTCAGCCTCTGGATCAGGAATACGATTCTGTTCAAACATCTGATTAAACACATTCATATCCAAGTTTTTCGGATTCAGTTTCACCGGCTCCACATGTTGCCATTCACGCGAATCATCAATACGATTCTCATTTAGCACAGACGGTGCCTCCACCTTCCCCGCCTTTTTGCGCCCACCCTGAATGCGCAGCAAAATGTCCCCCAGATATGCATATGCTCTTGAAACGGCCTCAAAAGCCTCTTCAGACCCCCCCTTCTTGTCCGGATGAGAACGAACCGCCGCCCGTTTATAAGCCGTGCGTAGAGTCTCTTCCGTCAGTGCAACCTCCTCTTCCAACGCAAGTACTAGCAAACAACTCTGGAAATAGTTATGGGCTTTCTCCCCCTTCTGTTCGCCCCGTAGGACTATGTGCTGATGGCCAGCGGCAGTGCGCGGCTCCACATACTGCGTGAGCTGCTTACCGCCCCCGCCCGCCGCCGGCTGCGCCTGGGCCTCATACGCTACCGCCGCCTCCCACGGCAAAGGCCCGGGTACTTCTCCACTCCGAACACGTGCAATATATGTGAGAAGATGTGAATATACCCCCGCTCTCTTTGCCGCATCCACATATTCGGGACCCGCCAAAAGAGTCTGAATAATCTGCAGCCGCGACTGCGGGCTCCGTAGAGCCAAAAGTTTTTTATATATGCGGATATGTGAATCTTGGAATTGCGATGAATTCGCTCCCATTCTTATCCTTTTACGGTATTTTTATAGGCGCCCTCGGACCGCACGCAGTCTCCGTACACTCAAAATCGGTATGAGCGCCTCGCATTCCCAGAACCACCGTCGTCCAGCCGAAAAAAAGCCGAAAGATTTGGGCCAAAACGCCGGCGCCCGCGCCGGCACTGCCCGAAGTCCCTGATCACGCAAAAGATCCCAACTTTTTAACGGCAGGACCATCGCCAGCTGTTCTTGCTCTGCAATCGGCACGTCCCCACGCCGGCTTTCGACCTCCAAGGCCCCAGCCACACACACCTTTTGCGATAAGTCCGACCACAACGGCGGCAACAACCACGGATAATACCACGTCATATCCACCGGTTTTCCCGTATAATAATCCCAAATCCACTGAAGACCCCTCTTATACTCGTCACACATTCTATCAGGCGCTGCATTAAAGCACCAACGCCCGTAGCCGGCTTTCCAAGAGGGTCTGAGCCCAGACTGATGCCAAATTTCATCTTCTGCCCGCCACACGATAGGTAAATTCGTCGTATCAATCATGGCACGATCATAATCATTCTTCGGCGGCCCCGCGCGCATCTTATACTTGTGTGCAAACCCCTCTGCAATCCAGCTCTCCTCTTCCACCGCCCACGCGACCCACATTTTGCGAAATTCCTCCCATTGCAGAACACCATCTACCACCAAAGGTCCAGCCCCCGAAAGAGCCGCCAACAGAATATCATGACCGCCATCTCGGAGTTTAACAGATAGAGAATGGGGTACGAAATCATTACCCATTAAGCTCATGGCACAGATATAATTTGTAATGTCGGTTTTCTGAGATATAATAGTCTTGAGTTCGCTTATATTTAGATATATAAACTCTTCGGGTCGCGCACCGGCCATACCAAATTCACCCGCCTCTCGCATTAGAAGCCATGGCGCAGAAGAAGAATGTAGCAGACTCAGAATAATCAGATCACCATCTAACCCATAGACAATCGTCTGGCCTGGTGGAGGCGCAGCCCGGATACGCGCCATGATTTTCTGCTCTCCTTCGCCCGGTTCATGACTGTCACTGAGTGCCCAGCCGTATTTGTCACACAAGCCTCGTAAACGTGTAGCGAGCCGGTCCATGAATGCCGTCCCAGGCGTGATGGCGTTTGTGTCCCAACGAAGACCGGTTCGCGCTCCGCACCGTGCCTCCTCTTCAGCCAGCCAGACAGATTTGAAACGGCGTTGGCGTTGTTGGCGAATCTTCGCCATCGGCACAACACCATCTACGGCAATAAATACATGGGGTGGTTGGCCAGCCTCTGTCCATACATGTCGCACATATTTGCAGACAACATCCAAAAGTCGGTCTTCCCATTCTACTGTACCATCATATGATGGTAGCGCCTTGTCGCGAAGACATTGATAGACTAGACAATTAAAATCATAATATAAGGCGGCAGGCATCTGTTCTTTCTTCTTGCTCACCAGCCCCTTATGACGATCTATCAGCTTTTTATAATATGAAGGAATCCCCATCTTAGTATTACACGGAGAACAAACCTTAGACCTAATTCTTTGTACGTTATAGATGGATTGGATACTAGATTATCCAGTTAATGTAGGTGCAGAAATATTCCGATTATTGCCAGATGGTATTATCATAATCACAGGAGCGTTTTCACTCTTAACGGCGAATTATGCATATGGTATTCTCTTTGCCTCACTTATTGAAAGTCTCGGCATTTATAGTGTGACATCTAAACTCGCCAATTATCTCAAGATCTTCAGTAATCATAGATCTGATGATAGTTACACTCAGAAGTGTATAACAGGATTCCGAAGCCCTACTCTAGAAACTGTAAGTCTCTTTGCAGGTTTGTCACCCTCCACATTTCCTTCAGCACCTGTATTTATTATGGCAGTTCTGTCATCTTATATCTACAACAGTCTCAGCACACAAATTGCAGAATTAGAGGCCTTGGGAACAGAACATGCTTCACGATTTTATCTGTCAGCGATTTTTTTGGGAATATTCTTATTCACTTTTTCTCTATTCCGGCTTTTCGCCAATTGTGATACATTCGGGTCTATATTACTATCTCTTTTGATGGGTCTTTTGGTTGGTGCAGCACTCATTGCACAGAATAATGCATTGTTTGGTCCTCAGGGGATTAATTTATTAGGAATACCTCTATTGAAAAATCGTACAGAAGATGGAAGTCCTTTATATATATGCCCCACAAAAGGTTCATAGCCTAGAGTAGAACATGGCTCTTCTCCAAACAGTACGGATATATTTACTAGTGACCTTTATGGCACTTCCTATTCTTTTAATTGGATTTACTGGTATTTTCTCACTCGGTATGTCCAATATGGGATTATTTATGCTTTTTCTTGCACAAACAATTGTTCTACCCAGTATTATCATGATTCTCCAATTTGTAATGTCATATATTCCATGGGTAAAGGTTTGGTCCGAAGTACCATCTAGTCAACTCTGTCAACTTATTCCGAGTGCACATCGTGAATCTTATATGAATGTCGCACCGAGCTTTTGGATTTCACAAGTTGTTCTCTTTATGGTGTATATGTTCTATAATGCACTGTCAATTTACAATACATCAGCTGGTACAAATTCAGATCCTGCAAAAGTGTCAAACAGAAAGTCGCGAACTTTATCGGTCATGATAATGGTTCCTATTGCAATGATTGTATTACTCGTTCTTCGTTATTCATTGGTAAAAGGATGTGAAACATTCTATGGTTCCATTCTTTCAGTAGTCTTGTCAACTGCATTTGCTATTAGTTGGTACAATTTTGCATCATTGTGTGGAGCGAGAGATTCTGATACTTTTGGAATTGTTTCGGGTATGATGCCACCTGGAGCAACTGATCCACCGCCGACTATGTGTGTTTATAGCAAATAAATTTGCTATAAACCCGTTGCTCTTAATTTTATTGCTGTGCGTTTATAGCAAATAATATTACGCCCGTCGCGTACCTCTTCTACGACGACCTCTGGTCTCTTAAACCACGCAGGTGGCGGCATCGCAGGATGCGCTGCTGCACGTGTACGACACGGCGGCGTGGCGTGTCACTGACTTGATTCAGGCCCAGGACGTGGCTTGGACTGTCACGTGTGCGTGCTTGGCGAGGAGGAGAGGGGGGGCGAGGGGGGGGGGGGGGGGGGGGGGGGGGGGGGGGCTCTGGTTT